TAAGCCTTTTCACGAAATATTCTATGCATATTATTATTGATTAATATTTATTTGAATATAATTATTTTGGTACTTCTATTATTCGAGTACCTGTTACCTTTATCAAAGGATTTGAATTTACTATCTGATATTGTTTGGTATGTATTTTCTTCCAATCAAAGTGCCAGAACCTAACCCAGCCATTTTTGTACTTAGTACGGTATTCCTTTTTTTCTTCTACGAAAATAGTCTACTAGTTCTTTATGTCTAACTTGGCTGTTAGGATTGAGTCCTTTCTACTAACTATGATAGTTGTTAATGGATTAAGTTTTAATTCCTCCTTAAAGTCTACTGTTTTATACTTTATTACAGTTTTAATAGAATCTTTAACCTCTGTATTGATTACACTTACATTTGTTAGGTTCTTGTCTTTGATCTTTAATTCTTTCTAAGTATCTTTTATCTACTGTATAAGACTATCTTTACTAGCATTTAATTCTTCTATAGTAAGCTATAATACTCTATTTTGTTTTTCCTTATTAGCAGCAATATCCTCATATGCTCTAACGTTGTTAGTTACTCTGTCTAATTCTTTGTCCTTTTTTTTGAGCTAATAGTTCTAATAAAAAACAGTCGCAATAAGTAAACTAACTAAACCTACTGCGACTGCTTTGTAATTTCCTGTGAACCAATTAACTATCTTTGCTATTATTGGAATCATCTGGTAAATCTTTATCTAATGATATATCTAAATATTTTTCTCCCTTTGCTTTGATCACTTTCTTGAGTATCTTCCAAATCTTCCATTTGGGATACAACTCGCAGAATGATTCTAATAACGACCAAAATTCTACTAATGCTATCATACCTGCTACAATCTCTACAGCATGTATATTAACAGATGTTATTATCAACTGGTCAATAATAGAAGCACTTGTTATAGCTACGCCAGCATCTCTAACCTTCCATAAAGTTTTCCATGCCTTATGAGACTCTATTTTAGGATGACCGCATTTTTTAGATACTTTATAACCATATAAAGCATCCAACAGTATCAATGCTCCTACGGCAGTGATAGGTATCCATATAGGTACAAATATTGAAATGAGACCTGTAATTATTGAGGCCACACATTTATCTGCACTACTGAACATGTTTTTGAAAATTGACATAGTATGTTCTCCTAATTGTTGATAAGTCATGGATAGTAGAATGATAATAAGTTGTAATCAAAAAGCCCTAGAGATTAAAGGGGAGTAAAATCTGCTAGGGCCTGTTATTTTGTTGAGATTATATTTTATATAACGGTGTAGTTATACGTATGTTGCTACGCATTCTTATTTCTGAATAAGAACTAATAGCTCTTTATACTTTAAGATGCTGCATTTACAGGATATGGATTAAATGTCAAACGTGTACCTATATCATTGTTTTTGTTACCAAATAAAGTATAACCAGTGTAGGAGAATAATCCAGCACCTGAAGAATTATTACTAGCACCACCAAATGTTATCATCTTCGTATCTGTGGTAGCGTTAACAGAGCATTCGTCACAATAGTATGTATTACTTGTAGCAGATGTTTCTTTCGCAAATATATCTGCAGAGTTATTACCAATTATCTGTGAAATATAGCCATCTGTAGTTGATATACTAAACGCAGGTTTAGTCATATCCATAGTCCACTTATCAGTATCTGTACTAATATGTATGTTATTATCAGTTCCTGCAAGTGCAATATCTATCACAGCTTTTTTAATATGACCAAATGGATTCTCTATACCTCTATATCTAGGAACATGTACAGTATAGTTCCCACCATTGTTCTCGTAGCTATAAGGCTTAGCACCAGTACCATTGCCATATTCATGAGTGGTACCAGTAGGTACAAATGCATAAGCTCCATTTTTTTGAGATTTAGTTACGCCTGCACCCAATCCTCCTTGATTGAACTTATTTTCCATGAAATCTACTTCTTTCGTTGTATAAAGGTCATCTTGAGTGTTTCTATTCGCAAATTCTACAACGAATAACCAAACTAAAGTTTTATGAGCCTAATAAGTATAAACATTCCAATGTTTTGATCTATTACGGCCTCTAGCATACGCTTGCATTAAATTTAAAGTAATGTTAGTAGTTGGAATATACTCATTTGATTGATTACTTGGCACAGAACGTAATAAAGTAGGAACACTGGCAGTTTCCACTGCTTCGTATGCTGCAATATATGTCTTAGGTACTTTTTCAAATCCAGGCAGATTGTATTCACTTAATCTGATTTCTACCTCATTGTTTGGAGTAGATACTAGTAATCTATAGTGCTCTGGTATTTCTACAAAATACTCTGGTGTATATCCACTAGAGTCTGCAGTAACTGCTGTTCCATCTTCCCACCTAGACCAATTTTCTGGGTCAAGATACTTAATAACATCATCTGTGTTATTAATAGTACAGCCTCTCATCTTACTTTGAATAGGTAGGGTACTATGCATTCTTCTATTACCTGTACGTCGTCCTTTTGGGCTCGAGTCAGTAAACCTAACTCCGTACCACAGACAACTATCAATCTAATTATATGATTCTGACAGAGCTATAAAGTCTGTAGATCCCATTAATCCTACACTATCATAGTAGGCTCTTTCAATATAAATATTTGACTAATTGTTCTGTTCATATTGTTTTGTGATATCATTATACTGATAATAGTCATAGTCAATATAGACTCCATTATCTTCATAACGAACATCCATAGAATTATTCAAAATAGTAGTTGGAATAGAAGCTACTCTGTCAGTAACAGCTTTACCTTTATCTCCAGGATAGGCTGTAGAAGAATTTTCACCTAATGCAATAGACGGACTAATCTCTATATAATCAGAACCAGACCAACGATATGTTAAATTGGTATTCTATGCTACATATATCTTACCAGATTCCCCAGTAATAGGAAATGATGCTAGATTAGCATACTTAAGTACATCATCTACATAGGAAGGAAGTTGATTTTCAGGTATCTTACCATTAGAATTCAAAGAAGCTATACCACCTGCTACACCTTTAGTAGCCTCAAATGCCATGTGTCTATCTTCTAAGTCATCTAAATTATCCTATAAGGTTTTATCTGCAGCTTTTCTGTCTGCCACTTCCTAATTTAACTTACCTGGTAATTCAACTAAGTAATTAGGTATCTGACTATTAGGAACTTTGCCATCTGAGTCAAGTGATGCAAGACCATTAGGTTGAGCTTTAGTAGACTTAAAGTTCTGTAAATCTTCATTTACGGCTTTAATCTTCTCATATTGATCTACATTTGTGTCTTTATTCAAAGGTATCCATTCGTCCCCTTTAAAAGACTTAACTACGTTACCACTAGGGTCGCTAGCTAAATCAATCCAGTAAGAAACTTCCTTAGGGTTAGGAGCATATTGTGATGCTACAAAATTAGGGTTTTCTTTTCTTATCATAAGTATAAAAATTAAATTTGTTCAAAAGTTGAATTATCATCGAAGTCATTTATTCCTTCATTATTATATATAGTGTTGTCTTCATCTACTAAACTCATAGTAGAAATACTATTAGTTGCAGGAGCAATAAACTCTGTACCGAAAGGAGTATAAACAACCCAAGTACCATCTGCCATTGTAGTTAAAGTAACTATAGTGCCTCCATGTGCTGTATTCTTAGCAAGTTCTGCAAGCATTTGACTAGACTGTTCATTAATTTTAGCAGGATCCGCATTAAATGACTCTATGTTAAGATTCCATAAAGTAGGTACAGTGGTACTGTTAGGGAATATTTCTATTCCCGTAGTATTAGTTATTACTTTATCTACGAATGCTCTAGATCTTATTTCTACTCTACCAAGATTACCAAACTTAATACCCTGTCCTATTCCATATTTAAGTCTAGTACCCCACACTAATTGACCGTAACTATTACCTTGATTAGCAGATTCTACTATCACTCCTTTGTTATAATATGCTCTAAACGTATTACAGTTAAAATGAGAATAAAAATAACAGTACTGACATGGAGCTAAAATATTATAACCCATCCAGTCTTGCCACATACTATTATACCAATATTCTCCATCTGGCGCATCAGTATAAGAGCTAGCTCCATCTACCTTAATATTTGCGTCAGAACCAAATAACAGACATTCAGTACATTCAGTAAATTGCATTCCTTGGTAGTAACCAAACATTACGCAGCCTTTAATAGTACCAGCATCTATCTTACTAACTGTACCGTTAATGTAGCTGTTTTCTAATCTTCCAATATTATTCCATGACCAATTTCTACCTATGATCAAACTGCCAGACATACCGTGTTTGTATCCAAATTTACACTTGCCAAGTTGTGCACTTTGATAAGATGGATTATAACCTCTTAACAATATAGTGTTAGCACATTTACCATAAGTATATATTTCATTATCAAATACAAAAGTAGATGCACTATTAATTACAGAATCTGAAAATGCCATCACAAAATTAGCTACAGTGAACCTATCATTTAGACCTTTATAGCCATAATAATCATTACTTTTTATTCTAGTATTATATATCAAATAATTTGTAGTACTATTATATTTCATTCTTTCGGATGCATCTGTACCATTATAGTCAAATGTATATCTGTCCATATAATCTTCTGAATCTACAGTTACATTGCACTGCCCCATCTTATTAGCATAACCAGTATTAGTAGCCACAGAAATACCATTTTTAGCGTACATATCAGTCTACCAAGCTAAGTACTTGTCATTCTGATTCTTAGTAGTATTCTGATACGGTTTCAAATTATCTCTAATGTAATCTTCATGGAAAGCAGTTTTAGAAGCCATATCGGGAATTAATGGGTTACCTCTGTATGTACCATTGAATATAGCAGGTATGAGGTTTACTTCATTCTCTTCTCCAGAACCTATTATCTGTCGTCCATCTGACATATTGTAAGAGGTAGTCCTTGATATCATTACTCTGTATGGGCCAAACTTACCACCAGTGCCATCATTAGGAGTCATATTTGCAGTAATATCTTTAATTGCCCATCTTCTGAACTTAACATGTTTAAAGTCATAGCAAGCAGAGTTCTTGTTCATATCCTCCATGTAATATACGCAACCAGTAGGATGATATGTAGTCATACCTTTAGTAAATAGTAATTCTTCAGGGTCAATAGTGTAAAGACATTTGACGATAGGTACATAACCTGGCTTTCTAACGTAGAATACTTCTTCATCGAATCTATTTGTATCGATAGCTTTCAATACAATAACCTCTACATCATCAGCAGATTGCTGTAATTCAAATCCTTCATCTGTACCCATTGAAGGGTGATTATATGCACATATATAATCAGTAATACCATATAAAGAATTAGGTACTAATTGACCATCAGTATATAACTAGAACAGCTGTGCATAGGTCATCTTATTAACCTATTGAGAAGTAGCTAGCTTAGCATACAGATCCGTTATAGTACTTTGTACACTACCTATCTGAGTATCGATCTTAGTATCAAGACCGTTCAATGAAGCTGTAGTATTATCTGTTAACGTAGTTACCTTAGTAATAAGCTCAGATATGTCTGTAGTGTTCTGTTCTACTATAGGGTCATAGTAGTTTCTTATACTACTATCCATATTATTTAAAGTAGTATAAACATTAGATATATCTGACTATCTACTAGCAGCTTCGTCTGCAATGAGTTCTCTCAACGCTGTATCAACAGCGTTATCATTATCAGTAGCTTCCTATCTAGCACTTTCTATTCTACCAGAAAGTTCAGTATAATGCCCCTACTCAGTACTAGTAAGTCCTTCTATACGATCATTAAATTCATCGTACATATCATCTGTAGCAAATGATTTAATCTTAGACGAGCTTACAGCCTTATTAGTTCCCTCAGCTACTATGGGGAATATTTCTTCACCAGTAAGTGTATCTACTACTGGCAATTGTGATATTTTTAAACTAGTCATTCTAATACAATTTTATTTTCAGTTTCCAACAACAGGTAGTGAGTATCTTCAGTTTCCAACAACAGGTAGTATCCAGTAGGAGGTGTTACACCACCTTCAGGTAATCTCCATCTACCTAACACAGTATATCCTAGATCAGTATACTGGCTTATCTCAATAGACTTACCAGATAAAGAAGATAAGTCAATTTCACGTGTGTCTCTAAAGACTACCTAATTGTCCCAATCATCTAAATCTTTAACAATAAGTATACCTGAGAATATAGCAGTCTCAACAAAATCATCCTTAGGTATTATATTATACAACTATGGAAATACATAGTACGCCTAAGGATTAATGAATATTGGATTATACAATGATGTCTTCATACTTATTCTTTCCAGAACCCAGCTGGAGCACTTACTTTATTAAATACTACATTATCAGAAGTTGCTAAACCTAATTGAGCTCTAGTCACTACATGAGGATTATCTCTTCTGTTAATATGATTGTTTAGTGCAGATTGTAAACTAGTTATAGATGTAGATAAACTTCCTACTGTACTTTCCAAGCTGCTTACTCTATTCTTTATAGCAGTCATATCTGTCTGTAATGTACTTATATCTCCTTCTATGACAGTTATATCTCCGCCTTGATTGTTTATCTGTTCTTGAAGATTAGTGATACTAGAATCAATATTGTCTATTCTGTTATCAATGTTAGTAATATCAGTATTAATATCGCTAATACTATCGTCAATATTATCAATTCTAGTACTTAAGTTATTAACAGTATTAGTAAGATTCGTTATCTTAGAATTTACACTACTGATCTGTTGATCAATGTATGTTCTTACTCCACTAATACTATTATCTATATATGTAACTAACTATCCAATCTGACTATTTACTTCTTGCTTAAACGTATTAAAATCATTTCTAATAGCTGTTAGACTATCGTCTACATAAGTCTTAAGATTACTAATCTAATTCCTTACATACATTTCTAGTTGATCTATCTTAGCTTGTACCTCAATCTATAGTTCATCTATCCTACTATTGATGTTATTAATGTTAAGCCACAGATCATTTTCTAACCTATTTATTTCAGATTCTACCCACTCTTTAAGCTCTGCTATCATTTGTTTAAGTAGCTCTGGATTAGGTTCTATTACTTCCCAAGTAAGAGTATCATTTCTATAATACTTAATAATACCACCATATCTATTAGCAGTAATATCTATCCAATAATCTACTTCTAGAGGATTAGGCTATACATCTGATGCTCTAAATCTAACTATTTCTCTCTGTAACATATGTTATGTGTATTTTATTCTGTACTGCTTTAAATATACCTTATCTTTGGTTATCACATTATAAATAGAGTTACGTTTGAATGTAGGATTATCTTGTAGTATTTCATTAATGCCAGAATAGTGTTTTAAAACATTATAATCTTTATCCATGAGCGTCATCGGTTTTCTATTATTAGGATTTTTCATAAATGTGTTTACCGATCTACTTATTCTATTGGCGTGTTCATTATTATGTTTGTAAGTACACCATTCTAGATTATCTACTTTATTATTATGAGGATCACAATCTATATGATTTATAATAGCATAATTATGTGGATTGGGTATAAATGCTTTTGCTACTAATCTATGCACTAATAAATTGTAATATTTCTTATCCTTTCTTAAGGCAATCCCATAATATGTATCTACTTTATTTTTACGTTTCTTAAGTTGCGGGGTTATAATAGCTTCTTTTATTAATAACTTATCATGCACTATAGATCCGTTCTTTTTAGTATATACGCGATCAACAAAACGCTCTACGCTCTTAACTCTACCTAAGTTACTAACCTGATATAAACCTTTAAAGTTCTCAATATCTTTCCAAATTTCTTTCATGATTCTTTTATTTTTGTTATATATTAAGAACGCAATTTAGATCTATAGGTTTCGCAAGTTACGTATTTTTATGCAGTAAATTCTGTTATCTTATCATCAGAACCTGAATCGTAGCAATCAAGATGTACCCATTGCGTATCTCGTTCTAATCTTATCTTACATGGCAACAATAAAGGTTTAGCCTTTATCATTTCTCTTATTTCTTCTGCAGTCTTATTATCACAAGTAAAGTCAATAGCATTACCTGTGCAGTGCCCGCTAACATATACTCCTTTCTTACTCTTTACTAAAGGACACAGGTTACAACGCATACCTCTTTGATGCATATTACCAATATTAATATGCATTGGCATACGTAGTATATCTGTACGTAGACATAGTAATACATGTAGTAACTAAGTACTTAAGAACATCCATGACTATTCTCCAAATCTATTATATATGTGATTACATACTAATTCCTTTACGTCAAAGTAAGGTTTAAGCTGTTTAATTATTTCTTCTCTCGGCATCATTGTTATTTGCAATTAGAGCATCACCAACTAGATTGGCTGCTACGTTCATACCAAATTGTTTAGTATCATTATCTATCTCACTTACCTTTACGTTGATTTGAAGGAGCAGAAGATATATCTGCTCCAACAATTCTCTATCTGTCATATGTACTAAATACGGATTCATTATGCTGCTGCATGTTGTGTTACTGTAAAACTAAATGTTTGTGGAGAGTTTTCATAAACTTCACATCCAGTTATTTCAACTGATGGTATGTATTGATCTATAGCTACTGTAGCACTTCTAGACGCTCCTGTATTTTCTGGGAAAATGAAATACAGTCTACCATATGGATCTTCAGATTCAAATCTTGAAACAAACCAAGTAGATGACTAACGCAACCTATATGGACACGAATATCTACCTATAAATCTATCAGAAGTAGCAGTACCAGTTCTACTTACTAATGTATAACCCTACTCTGTTATTTTATCTGAATCTATATTAATTTCTACATACAATAAGAATAATTGTGATCCGTTAGTTTTATCACTAGATCCTTCTTTATAAACGATCAAATCTGTACCATTCCATAAAGTATCAGAACTTGAAGTCTTTTGTAACTTATATGTACCAACTCTATAATCAGTATCTCCAACTTGCATGAAGTTTATTTCGAACACTTTATTACTATCTGCCTAAGTTGCAGTAAATGTACCGTACATTGTAGTTAAACTAGTAGGAAGTTGCAGTACAATCATCCATTTTGTTTTATCAGCGTTGATACTACTTATAGTACAATTGTGTTCAGAAGGGTATTCTACTACATATTCTACGTTAACTCCTACCTAAGTCTCATCCACAATTATACCATTTAATGATCGTTGTTTATAACTATACATAGTATAAGTAGTATCTAAACCAAAATCACTACGTCCCGTAGTTACTTTTGTAGGTTTATTTTTAGATGACTCTACTGGCTCGAATGTATACGTCCATTCATTAGAGACCTGTTGATTTACTGTTATAGTAGCAGTCTTACTAGACCCTGCTTGTGTCAATGTAATAATGCCAGTTCTACTTGTGCTAGTATAATTAGAACTTGCAGTAAGTTTAACATTAGAATTCTCCTTAATAGCGGTAAGCCAATCTGTAGATATATTCGTAATACTCCAGTCCTAAGTTGTACCATTCTTAGTGGATACTACACTTACTGTTACATTACCTCCAGATGCAGATACAGTCTTAGTAGTACTAGTAGATCCATCTACAGTAAATACATAAGCATCCGCTGCTTTACCAGACTATGTAACATTAATAGTTAATTGATTATTACTTCCACTCTGAGTAATCACTATACTGCCACTTCTACTAGAAGTAGATGTATTTTCTGAGAATCCGGTAACTAATACCATATCTTCATCTATATCTACAGAAGTAATCCAGCTAGGCTTAGTATAAGTATAACTTACTGCTTCTTGACCACTCGAAGTAATCTTATAGGATTCAACACCACCAGATATAAGGTTCACATTAGAAGAATATTTAGCAGGTATAGTACCACTTTTAGCAGTTGTTGTGCCATCTGTGAACTGTAATACATATTGATCTGCAGCTTTACCGCTCTGCGTAATATTGATTCTAATAGTACTTTCAGAATCATATTGTCTATACTCAATAAAGTCTGTTCTAGATGATGTACTAGTATTAGCACTAACTGTAATAGTAATATTCTAGCTACCACTACCAGTCTATGTAGGAGTCATGAAACCACTAGACGTGGTCAATCTAAAACCATGATCCACTCCATCTTTAGTAGACGTAACATAATAAGTTAAAGTACCACCATCACTACCAATAGTATCATTAACTACTGTTTCTCCGCCAATATTAAATCTCCAGTCAACATAAGTAGAACCTTCTTGAGTAACAGTAATAGTAACATCATTTCCAGATTCACTTTGAACAAATTGTACCTATGCTGTTCTACTAGATGAACTAGTATTAGCAGTAACTGAGAAGTTCATAGCTCCTGCATTCCATGTCAACCAACCTGGTAAAGTACCACTAGCAATACTATAACTTACATTAGTAACACTACCTCCAGGAGGAGTCTTAGTGGATACTATACTTATAGAGTTAGTATTTCCAGCAGGTGAATCAACTGTAAGTGCAGTAGGATTTGCTGTAAATACGTACACTATATCACCTTCACCTTGTACTATAGTTATAGTTACAGCCTTACCTGAATTAGTTTGATTAAACGTAGCTGTAGCAGTTCTTTCAACTCCTGTATTAGCTGTAGCAGTAAATCGTCTGTTAACAGAATTCCATGTAAGCCAAGATGGAAGAGTGCTAGTTAATGTGTATGCCACATTGGTTGTAGTACCATTAGTAGTTACAGTTGATACAAAGTTAAATGCTGCACTTTCACCTCCATCCTTAGTAATTACACCACTAGATGAAGTTCCTCCATCTACTGTAAAAGTATAAGTTTGGCTAACGGCAGCTTGTGTTACTGACGCCGTAACAGTCTTACCAGATTCTGCCTACGTAAAGGTAGCAGTAAATATTCTAGATGAACCAAGGTTATTGGCTACAGTAAACTTTCTAGTACTGCTATCCCAGGTAAGCCATGAGGGTAATGTGCTAGTTAATGAATAACTCACATTACTTTGAACTCCATTTACTATCTTATAAGAAGTAAAATCAACAGTACTAGTAATACCTCCTGCAGCTCCTATACTCTTACTGTTATTTGCAACAGTAAAAGTATAAGCAGTTGCAGATATATCTTCTAATTTAACAGCCTCATTGTCTCCATAAGAACTTTCGTTAGCTATACTTATATAGCTACTTATGGCTTTAATAATCTTCTTAGGAGGGCATTCCGTTCCGGTAGAACCATAAGACGTCTTTGTCTTTATCATTGTATATGTTGCTATCTCCGCCATATCATTTGTTCTTTAAAGTTTCAATTTCAGCTTTAAGCTTATCTATCTCATCCTTAAGTAGTTTAACTCCCTCGATGGCAATTACGCTAAGCATCTCATATTCTACCTTCTTTACTTTAACGTATTCAACATCATCCTTAGTATATACTTCAAAGCCTTCCTTATCCTTTACTTCAGATGCTGCAGTTTCTACGTCTTCGACTATCTCAGTAAACCCAAGTTCCTCTATCTCCTAAGCTATAGTACCTATCTGCTCTTTATCATTCATGATGAATGATGTAGTGGGTATCGCACAAATTTGTTCTATAGTATGTTCAAGAGGTTTGACATTCGTTTTAAGTCTGATATCAGATTCTTTCCAGAAACCATTTGGAGCAAACACCTTATTAGCATGTATACTTGCATATGCATCAAGATCGTTATCCATAAACTTAAAGCCATTCATATTAGCTATTAAGCACAGGCCAAATCTGTTTCCCCAATGGAAACCAATACGAGGAGCGTACTCATCTGATGTTTGAGTATTTCCAACCATTCCTTGTTCTCTAATCTGAAGACCTCCACTACTATAGTGATTAGTAGCAGTAGTGTTAGTGCCATATACTGTAGCTTGTCCTTCAACATTTGCTGTACCGTCAAAATATTTACCAAATATAAGTCTTTGAGTCTGTAGCTTTGTGGCAGAGGCTACATTATCATCTAACGTAGCAAGGATTCTCCACGCATTCCAACTATTTGCGCTTGGATTACTAGTTCTCCATCGTGGGTTATAATTTGAGCTACTTTTTCCTACATATCCACATAATTGATATGTAGAATATCCTTCAGCTGCTGATCCTGCTCTAACTGTTATACCTGACCACCAATCAGCAGTTGGTGTACCTGCGTTATTATACCATGCGTACACTTCATAGTTTGGGAAAAAATCTGGAAGTCTTTCCGAATTACTTATACTATGATTCTGTATTCCTTTAGAAGTAATATTCCATGTGCCGGATGCACCAGTACCAGTTTTGGTAGGAACGTAATTGGTATAGTTGTATGAATCTAATACATCATAGTTGGTTCCTGCTCTACTGTGTAATATATTGCTAGATCCACTACGAATGTAGGTTACACCAGACTACATACCCAGTATGGAATTAACGCCTTCACAAAGCACTAAACCATTACCGCTTGTTCCTATAATACCACTACCAGTAGCTCTATCATTTAGAGTTAAATAACCTGTCATTGTATCTCCTGCTTTCTTTACGAAAGCAGTTGGATTTATTCCACCAACAGTAGTGGCATTATCTGCATTAGCAGCACTATCTACTTTTTCGTTAGTGTACCAAGGTCTGTAAGCCTATACTACATGTTGGGCAGTACCAGTTAACGATGTTTCATAGGTTATAGTAAATTTAGTATTCCATGTAGGAGCAATATAAGAATATCCATTATTAACATTCATAACAGATAAGCCTGTATAATGCCCTGCTGGTACAGCTACCCATAAATGACCATCTGTATCATAACCAAATCTTACTTCTATACTCTTCTATACAGACGTAGTAGCTATTACTTTAGCTGTTGGATTATACCAATGATTACTACTATAGTTATATCCGCTAACCATTATATCAGTAGCGTGATAATCCTAGTATACTCTAATAGTAAATTGTAGCATCCAGGTTTCTTTTGAAAGTATTTTTACCTTATACCATGTACTATTACTATTAGCAGCACTAGTTCTATAATGAGCAAATTGTGAAAATGCATCATACTCAAACCCATTTAACTTAAGAGAGTTATCAGCAGTACCTGCAGTAGCAGGCTTACCTATACTTACAGTCTATGCACTACCTCCAGATGGAGTTACAGTAAAGTTACCAGAAGAACCATTAGCAAAAGTATAAGTAGCATTAGTATTTGTATCTGTCCAAGGTACATTTACATACATTTGTTCATTTGATAACTATACTGGATAGTTCTTCCCATTAGCTGTATAACCTATTTTAACGCCACCTCTAGTACTAGCGGATGCTAATGGCAATGTATAAGTAGTGTCCTACGCAGGTATACCCAATGCCGTAATATCAGCTTTGGTGACTGCAATTGGATTACGTACATGACTTAAAGAGTCAGTTGCAAACTTATAGAATCCAAGAGCTTTACTAGGAGCATCTCCTATAGGATGTACATAGTTATTATAAGTAGCGCCTTTAGTTAATGTCAAAGTATCACCTACAATACTACCTGTAGTAACTGCATTACCTGATCCAGATACAGTAATCTTACTTACTTTACCAGAATTAATACCAGTAATATCATCCTATATTTCAGTAATAGTATTATTGATATCTGTAATCTAATTAGGTATAGTAGTATCAAGTTTTACCTTATCTGCAGCAGCCATGACACCAGCAGCACTCGAAGATGCAGCGGGTATCGTTACTGTTTTAGCTGTAGGAGTAGAATAGTTAATACCACTCTTAGAAGTTCCTGTGTAGTTAAATACTACATTAGACGCATTAGCTGTGGGGCTAGCTACAGTACTAACTAAATTAGCAGGTAGACTAGTTAAAGCATCTCTATTTTCTTTACCCTTATTACCAGCATATGCAGTACTAGAAGTTTCACCTAAAGCTAAGCTCTTACTTATTTCAACGTAACCTGTACCAGACCATCTATAAGTAAGATTAGTATCTAAAGTAACATATATCTTACCCGTTTCACCTGTAGCAGGGAACGCACTTAAAGTAGGATATTCTAATACATCGTCTACATAAGATGGTAACTGAGAAGATGGAACTAAACCGTTTGAGTCTAATGATGCTAACCCACCGGGTTGACCTTTAGTATTAATAAATGCATTTAGATTATTAGTGATAGTAGTATCGCCTGCTTTTCTATCAACTATTTCCTTATCTATCTACTATTGTAGTAAAGTATCGGCATCAGTTCTATCCTAGATTTCTCTATTGATTCTTTCATCAACTCTAGTAATCTCATTAGTTCTGTCTACTATCTCCTTCTCAATCTTAGTATCTACTCTTTCAATTTCACTGATACGGTCTGATATCTCCTTATCGATCCTACCATCTACTCTTGCTATTTCGTCTTTACGGTCTTGAATTTCCTTATTTAGAGCTTCTCTAAGACTTTCTAATTCATTAGGAATAGTAACATCTAACTTATACTTATCCTCTTTACTCATGATACCGTCTTGATCTACAGTAGCTTTAGCTAAGAATAGGTCTATATAGATGTTATCACCACTCTTTGTAGTAGTCCATTTAATGCAAGGAGTACTAGTGTTAGTTAGATTAATGGCCTCTGTTACTAAGTCATATACAGATGTATTAGTACCGTCTTTAATCTTAATGTTAGTTAAGGCTAAATCACCAATATATATATACTTACCATTATCAGTAAGTACATAATCTCCATCACCAGTAGTCTTAAGTGCTAAGGTATTGTATAGAGTTCTGTTATAATCTAACTCCTTACTTATAGTAATACTTTCAAATTCAACAGTAGTAATGTTATTAGAACCTTCTTCCTTAACATAGTTTGGGAATTCTAACTACAGTTCACCATTTACTATAGAATGCTCTGTAGATACTAATAAGCCTTTTCTACTAGCATTAGGAGTGTATATAAGAAGATTATCTCTTATAGCATTATATAGCCTACCATATTCTTCTGCACTTACCTTACCATCTGTTACTACAGGATCGAAGACATATACAGACATGCCTTTGAACGATGTAATCTTTATCTTACCATTATGTTCACCTTCCTGAAAAGGTATCATCTCATTACCAGTAAGATCTACACGTTCCTCAGCTTGACTAATCTTCAAGCCTTTAATTCTTGTTGGTATTATTTGGGTTTTCTACTAAATCTTCATATCTCTAAGTTTCTAATAATAATACTCCACCATCTTCCCATAACCATGGATCTTCATTCTCTTCTAATAAAGCAAGTATGAATGGATCATCTATAATACAAGTAGGCTTACCACAACCATAATCACATGATTGACAGTAAGGTAACAACTTCATAGGTCTATTACTGTACAACTAAGGATGTACTCTAGTAATTAACCTAGCTAACATATCTGTATCAGTAGACTTAGTAGCCTACGATGTGCGACTATATTCTAACAAATCTGTCAGCTCATTGTACACAATCGTAGCTACTATATCTCTGTTATTTCTGATAACACTATTCTTTATAATAGAATTAGTTTTATCATTTATGTAATATTTTGGATTATTCATAATATATTATTAAGCTGTTCCTACACAAATACCATTAACAAAAACTAATCCGTTCTTAGTACCAGACCAACCTACTCTTAAGGTGTTGCTAGAATCATGTACTTTTATACCGTCTTCACTAGCTGAAAAAGTATAATACGAACCGTTTCCTTTATATGCGTGTATTCCATCAGATCCACTAATAGGGTCTTCTCCCACTATACCTCTAGTTCCAATTTGACCACTAGATATCACGGAATATTCTATTCCTTTTTGAGTTATATTTGTCTGATAAAAGTTATCTTTGATTTTCATGAAACTTGTATAAGAAGGAGAGCTACTAGTATCAGAAGCTTTAGCTCCAAAAGTAAGCAATCTTATAACTTCTCCGCTATCGTAATTTTTACGAGATACTGTTATAAGTTCATACTCTCCGTCTTCTCCAGTAGGAAATAGATAATCTGTAGAATACTGTTTATTATCAAAACTTACTTTACCATTAGCGTCCCAGGATAATAATTTATTTGCGGTATGTCCAGATCCGTCTCTATTAATTACTAAAGCACTATTCTTAACATCATAAGAATCGTTTGCTCGCATAATCTCGTATTTTAGTCCGTTTGAATCTACACTAAATTGAGCATCATTAATTCTACTACTAATTCCAGTTTTGGATAATTTAATAGAATCAGTACCATTCTTTACTGTAATCGCTGTTTCAGCTGGATTTGCTGCTAAACGAATGCCTCCTGCTCCAAAGTAAGCTTCACCATTGGCGAAGTCTAATAAAAAGTTAGGTCTGAACGCATTAGATGTATTCATAGGATCATCTGTATTTATAAGCTAATACTAACTACTATCCTCATTACTAGCATTCTTACCTCTCTGTGAAAACATCAGATTGTTATTAAATACAGCTCCACCAACCAAAGCGTTTGGAGTAATTAATACATTAGCAAATACAGCCTCATAATTTTCTAACTTAGCCCATGCACCAGATGTATCTGTTGCAGGAGATACATTGTTTTGCTGTGTACCAATCCAAGTCATTACAGATTTAAGATAATAGAAATTACCATCACTAGTATCATATACATACGGAGCTTTTTCACCATCGTTAATATATGGAGTGGTAGTACTATAAATACCTTGAGGATAGATAATTGGCTGTGAACCTACTGGATCTGGTACTATAATACCTCCCATAGGATTAGGTTTAGACCAAGCAGTCTCCATAGTATCATTGATGATTCTACATTGAATAAACCATATATAGTTGTACTCATCTCCATTAACTAATTCTGGTACATCTAATGACCAACCTGTAGGATTTCTCTTCCATTTCATTGAGTCACTCCATTGTTCTCCAGTATAAGTAGTTTCAGTACCTTTACAGTATTTTACTTCATAACCTACACCAGGAATACCAGAAGCACCAGTAGAGCCAGTCATATAATATGGATCAGCCCAATCAGTAAGTAAAGTATTATCCACACCACTAATAGTAGCAAATGTAGCCCATAAAACTGGTCCATCACTTAATACAGGAGCAGTAGAACTCCAACCAGTTGGATACCTATCTGATTTATTTAAGCTAGGAGGAGTAGACCAACTATTGTTTCTAGCGAATCTATACTCAGTATAATTACCATCTGCACCTTGAACAGTACCAACGTTTACCCAAGTCTCTCCATTCCACACCCACAAATAACCATCAATTACATAAGCATCTCCTATTTCATTACCAGTCATTGGTAAATCATCGGTAGATTCTAGAGTACCTTTAATAACAATTCCTTGTCCAGTTACTTTGATAACAGCTCCCCATTCGATAACAGTTGCTGTTTCACCTTGTACTAATGCGGTAGATTTCCACCATGTTCCAGTACTCATATCAGGTACATTTACCCAACCATTACCTGGAGCATAAGGGTCACTACTAGTAGGTTTATCAGGTTTGGTAGTAGCTTGTTTAAAAGCGTCTACTTGGTAGTTAAAGTTATTACCATCTAAACCAGGTACACCTGTAATCAAATAAGGACCTTGCCATCCTCTTTCTTCCTCAGGAAGATTCTCATCTATATACAACTTATTATCGTAAGTAACTAAAGCTTGAATGCCCCATATAGCTTGTTTACCAGTAGCAGTAGGCATACCTACACCCCATATGCTACCTGGATTAATATTCAGTCTATCTGGATCTCTAGGTTTAACATCACTACCAGATGTACGAGTATACATTACTCTAATACTCATACCGTCTTGACCGTTATCTCCATATTTGGCCCATAATGCTGGAGAACTAAAATTACCCCATTTGTGAGTATTACCATCGTACTTTCTTTGACTAACCCACTCATATTGATAAGTTTGACTTACACCACTAGGATCATCTGTCCAAGGTTCTTCTCCTGGATAAGATGACGGTATATACTCATCTACATCTGGATTATTATCGGTGATATTATAAGGAGGAGCAGGTAGTTTAGTACGTTGGAATATATATTCTCTACCATCCCCGTCTTTACCATTTACTCCCCATTTAGACCAAATAGTAGGGCCTTGCCAGTCACTCCACAAACCACTATCTTCTATAGTACGGCTACATACCCATTCGCATTGATATGATTCACTTATACCTGAAGGTTGATCTGTCCATCCTTCTGGTACATAATCAGTCTGATTAGGATTGTTATCAGGCTTTTCAGGTTTAGTAAGGCTAGTTACAGTAAGTTTATAGATGAATTCTATACTAGTACCATCCGCACCATCCTTACCATCTTCTCCAGTAAGTCTAACCGGAGTAGTCCAAGCCTATACTTGAGTCCCATTACTTGAAAAGGCTGCAGTAGACATCCATACATAACCGTTAGGATTAACATCTGTTCCAACCCAACCAGCTGGATATATTACTATATTGTTAACTGCATCCCAACTACCTCCTACAGGAGTGTCAGGTCTAGCTGTAGTAGAAGTAGATTTATAGGCAATTACGTTTCTGATAGTATCTCCATCTATTCCAGGAACTCCATCTATACCATCTCTACCGTCTTTACCGTTTTTACCATCTTTGCCACTATAACCAGGATCACCTTTAGAGCCAGCTGGAATACCAAATGTAAAAGTAAACTCATTGTCTTCTAATGCTACACTAGCGGTAGGTACACTTGCAGTATACGCTCTATCTACTTTAGCTTTAAACTTAGAGCTATTTATAATAACATCTCCTATCTGTTCTAACGGTATCTTATAGTTTGCATCTTTCTCAGCAATAACTGCGTATTCAGCACCAGTGAATGAGTTTTTTCCTTCTAGATCTAATATCTTTACACCATCACATTTCTGTGTCATAATTCTTTAATTTTAAATTCTACAACAACCATTAATACAGCCACCTGAGTATAAAGTAGAAGTACTAGTAATCTTATCCTTCTCTAACTTTAGACACTTATTTCCCTCAGTACGTAAACATCTAGAGTCTTGAGTTAGAATACAATTATTACAGCAATTCCTACTACTATTACAATTATTGCTATTACCCTAGAGTGATATCTCTAACAATCTGCATACATCGATATAAAGTAACATTGCATCTTTGAAATGACCAGATTGTATAGCATACTCCAACAACTGACGCTTAAACACTATAAGCATTAAATTCTACATAGTCTCATCATCAAGACATGTAGAACACTTTGTATGCAGCTTTCTAATCTCTGCTGTATATATAATCTCAGGATTGTAGTATACCCCATAGAAACGAATTTCTTCGTTCTCATTATAGCATTTGAATGTAATATACTTTATATTCCAGTCTAATTCTAGTATCTCTTCATTTGTTACTACTACTTCATTATCTTCAATAGTAATCTCCTCAGTAAAGATATAATTATGTTCTGGAATATCATCTAGTATATTCTTCAAATTGCATGCTTCATCGACATAGACCTCAACATCGTAGCCAGATAAATCTATATCTGTATCTACCTTGAAACTAAGTCTATTGCCATTTATTTGTACATCTATTAATTTGTCCATATATAAACAATAAAAAAAGTGAAGAGTGGAATATTCCACACTCCACTTTTATAATTTGTAAAAGGAATACTGTATTTTCCTAAGTGTTAATCTCTCTATGTATATTAAGCTATTTCTTTGCCAGCAATAAATGACTGAATACCTTTATCTACAATAGAACCAACTAAACTAGGACAATAAACTTCTGCAGTTAACGGAGTAGTCTTGATATACTGATTATCATTGCTCAGATACAAGTTATCGTTTTCAATGATAGCGTAATCATATTCTGCATCTTCAACTACTTTACGATCCTGTTCTACAATAGGATAAGCGCCTGTAAATACATGACCTTTATAACCCATATAAGTTACTTCTGCATCACGTACTTGCTTCCAGTAACCCTTACCAGGAGTACCGTTAGTCTTAGTGATAACAGCACCTGCAACAGCTGTAGGCTGATTAGCTAACAGAGCACCTGGAATAGTTTCATACAAAGAAGCCTCCATAGAAACTACTGAGTACTGATTCAAAGAATATACTCCTTCATTATCGTCCTTAACCATGGCAGTAAGGGTAATTACACCTGCAGCATTAGTAGCCTGTACTCTACGATTTTTATGAGAATTAATCTTCTTAACAATTGCTTCTGTCAAGTCATTTGCTACATTAGTACTAGCATATACTTCATAACTGTGAGTGAACTGACCCGGAGCTTCATACATATCTTTGTAGACGATACGCAGAACGTAACGGTTACCTGCAACGATAGTAGCAGCACTTAAGTCAATAGTAATTTTTTCCTGAACAGGAGCAACATAATTACCAATTACTGCAGACGGTTTAGAAGCTTTCTGAATCTCTGTAGAGAAGTCAATATTAGCTTTCTGAGCTACTGTACCATCTGGCATAGTAACATTGATTTTCGGACCTGCAACACCTACATACAAAGAAGTAGCTTCTGCAGCATCAGCAGCTGTTGTAATAATGCTCTTATTCTCGTCGAACAAAGCAACATCACCGTTTGCTAAAGCGTCTACCGTAGTATAAGAAGCAGGACATTGTTTACCGATTAATACGGTGTGTACTGAAGTTATCATATAATTTTATTAATTTTTAGTTATTAGACAATTTGCGCACGTCTAACTATTCGTTCTTCTACTTTCACCTATAGTGATTTCCACGTCAAACGAACGCTTTATTATTCGTTCTAAGTCTCCTTAGATCTACTACCAGCTATATTATTTACTAACAATTGTACTGCTAGATCTACTATATCCTGGTGAGTATTTTCTGGTAAATCTGTATACTCTTTAGTAAGATCCTCAAATTTACCTAAATCTTTTGCTTTTCTCAAGTAAGTTAATTCGTAACTATTAATATCATATTTACCATCTGTATACAATATAATCGCATTATCTTGATACAGTCTTAATGGTCTTGCTTGATTATAGCGTAATCTGTGATCTGATAAACTATTATTTAACTGAGAACTAATATTCTCTATAGTAGCTTCTAATACATCAGATTCGTGTACAATTAAATTATTGCACTTGTTATCTTTTATAGATATGTAAACATTTTCTCCTAATGCAAATACATAGTCATCAGGATAATCTGTTTCCCATTTCTTACCTGATACTCTAAAGTTACCAGCATTATAAGTCTAAGTCTTTACTAGAGTTCTAATGTTATCACTTAGTTCTTGATTAGCTTGAAATATACGAAATAACTATTTAGTATATTCATCTTTAGCTTTATTCAGATAATGAAATAAAGTATCTGAAGGATACTTAATAGTCTTATCATAGCTAGGTATGATACTATCAAGCTATCTTTCCATATTAATTTGAAATTGCCTCTCAGTCATAATTATTCAGATACTTGGTTTAATTGTAATTTAGTAGTTGTTCTTTGAGATTCTATATTCTCTAAAGCTATTACTACAGCTCTATTAATAATCTCATTCATAACATCTTCTGGGAAGTCTAATTCTTCTTCTGGCTCTGTATAGTTAAACTTCTTAGGTTTCTTTATATACGTAATATCTACTCTATAATACTTACCATTTTCGTCAGTTCTAGGACCATACATAGGATCTAACGACATAATAGGATCAACATATACTAAGAAGTTATTATCTTCGAGTACAGCAATTGGGTTTTCTACCCAAGGTATATTATTATAAGTCTACTTGTATAACCCAGCTACTGCATGAGTAGTTATGCTACAATTAGCTTCTAAGTCACCATATTTAAGTACTGCACTAAGTATAGTCATTCTGTGATTATCTTCTCCGTGTATCTCATCTATAACATATTCGTTATTATTAGTATTCCACGCTTGGAGATTTTCATCAGTAGCTATAAGCCTATTAATTTCAGATATATTAGATATGCTACCCTCTAGATCTACTCTAAGAGCATTATTACCTGTAGTCTTATTACTTAATATCTCTAGTTGAGCTTGATTAAGGAATAAGTCTATTTCTTCAGGTAAAAATGCAGGGCATCCACCAAAGGCGATACCCTCCGCATTCTTATCTAAAATTACTTTAAAGTATATATGAGAATCCTTATTATTCATTACTTAGACTTAATTTCATTAAGTATTGCTAACTTAATATCTTGATTCTTTTTATCTTTTAAATATGCAATTACATCCTCTAAACCATTACCAATAAGATCAGTTCCAAAATAGTACTGAGCTCTATTCTTTCTAATAATGTTTTTAGCAACAGCTTCTTCAATTACATAGTTAATTTCTTTGTTTGGATTTTCAACCCATTTCATCATAAAGGTCTTAGGAGAGCTTTCGATTTGTTCAGTCAATTTGGCTTCTACAAGTTCATTAGACATAGTGTCAGATTTGATACCATAAAGTCTAAGACACTTACGCATATCTTCTATAGACATCTTATCCATTTCTCTATATGCTTCACGCTTAATCTTATTGATCTTATTAGCTTCTTCTGCTTCACTATCTTTGTTAATTATAACATAATCAGTAGCTGCTGTGATCTTATTTAAACCATTTGCTACTCTTTTATGATTCTTGAGAAATATGTATTTGAGTTCATCTTCTGGTCTATCTGTATCTAAGATAACATCCTTCTTACCAATCTTAATGGCAAAAGTGTCCCAAAATGAACTACTAGGGGATAACTACCCTGGTTGATAACCAATTTCTTTTTCTAATCTTTCTGCATCTTCAGCAGTCAAGCCAGTATACAGATTACCAGATCTTGTCCAGTATGAGCTTACATAATCATAACATGTAGGCCATTTTGTAATCCCTGTCCAGGGATTAGATTTAATTATTCTAACGATTACTTCCATAATATTTAATTAGATTGTTCAGTTAGTTGTTCTTTTATATTAGTCATAGTGTAGTAACTAAAATATTACTACACTATGGCATATTGGTTCAAATCATATTGCGGTTTATTGTCAACAAATTATTCCGCTTCCATGATCAATTCTCCGCATGCTCTGGGGTCGCGGAGCATTATTCCCATTTCTCCAAGGAAGAATACAGTGTAGCCGTCCTTACCGTTAGATCTCAGAGTATTCTTAGAGTTAGCATAACCAGACGGAGCAACAGCGCCACCAGTATACCAAGTAACGAATTCACGGTCTTTACGAACTACCTTAACGATGTTAGCTTCACCATCACGTCTACCCAGATCCAGGAATGTCATACGATATGATTCCAACGGTTTCAGAGTAACAGGGTGCAACTGACGATTGTATACAATATCGTCATACAACGGGAAATACTTCAGAGTAAGTTCAATACCATTAGTCATTGAGTAAGTCTTGAACTGACCACCGAACTTCAAGTTATCACCAGAACCAGTTACAAATACAGTATCCATCAAGTTCATGTTAACAACTTTTTCCTTCAACAGTCTGTCGAATTCTCTCATACCCATTTCACCAGTCAAAGCAACAAACTTACGTTCGTTAGTACCAAGTACATTATAAGACAGGTCGAACAAGAAGTCTTCCAACAGTTCTGCAGTAAGACGAGTGTAGTAACGTCTGTTAGACGGAGCGATTTGTTCAAGCAAACCAGCACCGATAAATACCGGACGACCGTTAGTACCCTTCAGATTACAAGATCCATCTTTGTTTACATTGTTTTTCATGTAAACTAACATACGTTCGCATCTCTTATACCATTCACGTAATGCAACCCATTCCTGATAATCAGCCCACAGATAGGAAGTCTTTCCAGTCTTAGGATCTTTCAGGGCAATTGCCATTACTGTAGAATAAGCTGAACCAGTGATATCATAGTTGATACGAATTGTCGTAAGATAATTACGCATCTTAAAATGAGTATTATAGTTCAGGATATCACCTTCTTCACTGTATTCTTCAACAGCAGAAGCAAGACGTGATACTTGACAACCCGGTTTCAGATATTCAGAAGGAATATAAGAACTCGGCTGGCCATCAGCTACGAAACAAGTATATACCCAAAGATTACCATCTTGGTACGGAGCACCTGAAACACGTACTTGGAAGTCTTTATTATCGAATTCAAGTACTGCAGTAGGACCGAACCAGTTATCTTCCAACCACAACAGGATAGGAGTATTGTTCAAACCAGCAGTAGAAGTTTCAGTAATAGCTGCGCCATTCCATTTTGCATCTCTGATTGTAACAGCTCTATCTGCATCAATCATTACTTTCCACTCCCAACTCGGCTGATCAATGGTCATCACATTACCAAGACCACCAGTCAACATATCCAAAGAAGTGTTGTAACCATTATCCTTAGTTCCAAATACATAAGATAACACGGTAGCAACCTGATATGGATTCTATTGTGAAGCCTCCGAAATTTTGGCAGTATCAATCAAATCACTAAACCATTTTCCTTTGTACAGAACCAATGAGTTTAATATATTATTATCCATAATTATTTTTTTAATTAATTTTTAAATTTCCAAATAAACTTTTTAACTGTTTTCTTTTTACCTTTACATACGTCTAAAATATCTCTTGCATAATACTGTTTGAGATTTAAACTATATGCGGCAGATGTAGCACTTTCATGTTCTTTTATAAAATTTCCGTTTAAGTCGTACTATAATACCGGTATTCTTCGATTTAACGTCTTTCTATATTTTCCAGAACCATAATTTATATTATACTTAGCGGTACACCATTCTAGATTATCTACACAGTTATTTAGCTTATCTTCATCCTTATGATTTACCTATTCACAATGATTAGGATTATTTAAAAACATCTATGCGACTAATCTGTGTATTCTGAGACTTCTTTTTGCTTTATTTTTATACAATACTACAAAATAATATCCTCCGCCTTCTTTTGCGGGAACTAGTATTCTTTCCTTATAAGTTACATATCTACCATTAGGAAATTTTCTAGAAGGTGAATGAAACACAGTATGCTACAGAGATTTTACTTTACCCGTATTACTTACCTGATAACCCGGATATCCTGGAATATCTTTCCAGACTTCACTCTCTATCATTTTTAAACTTTTGGGTTTATTCTTTTTTTAATTTGTTAAATATTAATTTGCACGCAATTGACGTACAATAGAATTCCACATAGACTCGTTGCTAGTGTTATCCTGTTTTCTAGTTTTTCTACTTACTCCAGTTCTATTGAGACTATCTTTAAATTTGCTTATAGCCTTATTGGAGCCTTCAGTCTTTGCAGCTTTAAGCAAAGTATCTCCCTTCATAGTAAAGTATGCAGATTCTAGTAAATTTTTCACGCTCTTAGACCAATCTTTTTGATATTGGGTCATTCCATCAGCAGTAGGTTTGAATATGTATTCCAATAGCGTCTTCTTATCCTTCTCAGGAATCTTTACACCACGAATGTTATCCAACCCTTTTATTTCGTTGACAACGGAGTTAAAATAGTCCTGTTGTTTCTTTCTATTCAGCTCAGCAGTCTTTTTCTGCTCTTCCAATAGCTGTTGTTTCTTTTCTTCTCTAATCTCCTTCAATGATTCGAGAGCGTCTACAGCCTCATCTTCAAGCAATCCGGCTTCTTCATATTTAGTAAGTTTCTTCTCAATGGACTTACTACTAAAGCCTTTTTCTTTCAGAAATTCTTTAAGTACTAATTTCTGTTTTACTTCATCATCTTCGATATTAATATCGTCAATATCAAGCTCTCCGTCAATCTGGAAGTAATCCTTAAGATTACCGCCATTCTTTACAAATTCATCCAACTGTGCTACTTCTTCGCTAGCGTACTGTGGAACAGAATTCTCTTCTATTACATTCTAGAAGTAGTCAATCAGGTCTTCTACTGTCTTAGGTTTTTCTTCATCTTCTATATCTTCCCAACCTAATTTTTCAGATAATGAATCAAAGAATCCAGAAACGACAGTCGTCTCATTTTCATTTATTTCTTCAGTATCTTCATCTTCGTTCTCTGTCTCTTCTTCAGTATCTTCTATCTCTTCCTTCTTAGACTTCTTATTAGTCTTAGCAGGCTTTACATCTTCCTCTTCTTCATCTTCCTCAGAATCCTCTGTATTGCTCTTCTTACCTTGTTTACGAATTTCTTCTAACTCTTCATCAGTAAGTTCTTCTACAATAGCATCATCTTCTGTTTCTGTTTCAGGCTTTTCTATAATTGTCGTTTTTGTCATTGCACCTGGCGCGAAGTCTTCAAATACTTCAAAGCCGTTTAATGTAGTCTTATCCATAATTAGTATTAATTAGATTATTTGTTTTTCTTTCTTCCACCCTTTTTCCATTTTTTAGCATTTTGAGCAAATATAGCCCTCTTTCTAGTCAAAGGATTTTTACTGTGTGTAAGTTCTTCAGTTGTTTTACCTGTTCTTTTCTTTAAGGCGTTGAACTTGCCTCTATTCTTTTTCTTTATATGTATACCACCATCCTTGTAAGATGGTACAGGGTATTCTGGTATAATGCCAGCATAGTCTATTAGATCACTCATTGTTATTAAAGTATTGATTAACACCCATAGCTCCTACGCCAAGTAAAGGCACAGTATTGAACCATTTTGTATACTGTTTAAGATTCTTAAACTACTTACTAGCCTTAGATACTCCTCGTAAAGATGAAATATCAGATACTTTCTATAATACTTCTTTTAGTTCCTATTCACTGACTTTCTATCCTCTATTGTTAATTAACCCATTCTGAAACATATATTCTCTTAATTGATTCATATGAGATTTCTGTTCACTAGGTTTAAGATAATATCCTTTTGAATCTATAGGTTTGCTAGAAAAGTCTTTGCTCATCTAATAGAACATATTGCTATCACCTTCAGCACTTGGTCTATTTTTATTACGAAGAAAATCTACATAATGACCATATTCATGTTCTGTTAAAAATTCGTCCAAATTGGTCATATTTGGATCTATTCTATAACTGTAAGTACCATTAGCATTTCTCATTGAACCAGATGTTCCATTACCTAAATCCATTAACTACACTTTAGGTAATTTTGTAGGGTCTACATTATAACTATCAATAATATCAGCGTATGGAGTAATATAATCATCACCAAATGCTTTCTTTACTTCCTTAGCTCTAATCATATAATTAGGATCATCCATCAATCTTTCTGCTATATTATAACTTTGATTAACAGCCTTTGTACGTTTTGCAAGCTACACGTTATCATAATTAATAGCTTCATCTATTCTGTTTTGTACATAGTTAGGTCTTACTGTCATATCAAAGTTATAATTACTAACTTTAGTTTTTGGAGTTACACCTTTGTACTTTTTTCTAAAGTTCTTAACTGTAGTAGGTACAAAGGGTATCATAGTAAGTGCAGCTAATCCTGCACCAAGCCAGTCATCATTCTTTATTGCCTAATAAGTATCATTTACAGCAATAACATCACCAATAGGAGTAAAATTCGCAACATCTTCTAAATCTGTTATAGGTTTAAGTCCTTTTGACCATAGGTCTATTATCGAACTTACTTTATTTCATCTGTAGAGTTATTAATATAGTCATAATACTGCTCTTCAGTATATTTCTAACCATATTTATCAGTATACAATTTGCCTTTATAAGGAATACGTTCAATAGGTTCAGGTCTATTAGTAGGAGGTATTTCTCCACCATCTGCAAATGCTGATACTTTCCAATCTAAATAGGTCTTACCAGGATTTGACTCCCGGTAAGCCTTTAGATTCTGCATTCTTTGTTTAAATGCTTTCTTATCCATAACTTTTCAATTATTTCTTTCCACCTTTGCCCTTCTTAGAGCCAGATTTCTTTCCTCCGCATGCCATAATTATTTCTCCTTATAATGTTTTAATATATTCTAAAAAACCTTTCTTACCATACTTTTTGTATGTTTTCTTTCTATTTTTGATTTTATATTTGTTAAGATTTTCAGGCTTACGAGTTTTTAGATAGTCTAAATTCTCAGCATTAGCATAAGCCTCCATTTCATAACAAATAGTATAATAAGCTCCTGAAGCTGGATGTATTATTGGATTTCCTTTTAACCATTGTATTAAGTAAGACCAATAGTACTTCAACCAAGAACCTTTATCTTTAGCCTAGTATAAGTGAATAGTCTCATGATTCCAAGTAGTAGGAGTTATAAGACTTTCATCTTTTCTAGATAATAGATACCCACACCAACTCATTGCAGAATACCCACTAGCTGGGTAATGTTCCATATGTTTATACTAAACTTTATCTGCCTTTACTTTAGTGAATAACTATTTAATAATCCACCATGTTTCTTTAAACCAATTCATATTACTTTTCTCCTGCTACTTTATTCTTTAATGCTGTTCTTGCTTTCAGTTTCTCTCTTTCCAAAGCTGCGTCGTCTTTCTGCTTCTATAACTGCTTCTAAGCTTCTAATTTCTATTTCTCCAACTCAATCTTCTTGTATTCAATCTCCTTCTTCATTTTCTATTCACGAAGTTTAGTATTGAATTCAAATTGTTTAGAAGCTTCATCAGATGCTTGTTTTCTTTCAGCTAAGGCTTGATTTGCTATCTCTATAGGATCGGGTATTCCATTATTATCCTAGTCCATATCCTCTACACCCCTATAAGCATTGAGTTGAGCTACAGTGATCTTAGTAGCATTATCAGAATCTATCTTATACTTCTCAAGATCCATCTCAGCTTCCTTAATCATAAGTTCTTCTTCCTTAACTTCATTCTGCATTTGGATCATTTGCTGTTCACGTTGAGCTTGAGCTTCTTCTATAGCTTGTTGCTGTTCCATACGTTTCTACTCTATTTCTTCAAGTTTACCCTTGATCATAGTAACATTATCCATAGTAATAATCTCAGCAATATCAAGTAAGCTAGCTCCATTTTGCATAGCAGGCTGCATAAGATTTCTAAGGGCTTCTATCTGTTGTTGATTTTTAGTAGTGTCTTCTACAAATATATCATAGTCCTCATAGAAGAAATCTTCAGATAAAGTAATGAAAGCTCTAGTAGCATCATCTAGTATGTAATGTAATTCTGTCTTATTATCTTTCCATACATACTTAGCTGTGTTGAGCAACATTGTGATAGCTTCCTTCTTCACTTGGTTATGCACCCAAAACCAAGGTTCAGTGATATGAGCAGACTGTACTACAGATCTTTCTACATTACCTACTAATTCATTAGATGCTATAGCTCCCTCACGCTGTTTACTTACTCCAGATATTTCAGACAGCATACTTTCAATCTTATCCATCAAATTGATGTATTGATCAATAGTATTAGCCATAGAAAGGTCTAATGCAGTAATCTAGTTGAACTATGATGGTTTACCACCTTCTCTACCAGGTATGTCCCAACCCTCTTCATATGGGTTGATAAAGTTAACGCCAAGAGCAGATAAATAGTGCATCCATTTAGATACATCTATGTTCATAGACTTAGGTATCTGAGTAATATCCATATTTACTACTTTACCTTTATCTCTAGACATAGCTAACTCCAATCTATACCAAAGTACTATGTACATATACTGCAAAGGTTTCATCATACTAACTAGGCTCCTAGGTCTACTATTAGTATTATTATATATTACTCCAGTATATGGTAATCTTTGAGCGTTAGGATTATCTGCAGATACATACTGATAGTCTACAGGCTATATTCCTACATAACCGTCTTCACCGTATCTATACCCTTCCCATACTTCAATTATCCATTTCCACTCTACATTCAACTCCATACCAGTTTCTTTATAAGTTTCATCAACTTCATATTCTTCTGGCATACCAGTTTCAGGATCAATTACAGTTACAAATCCAATCTTCTTAAATGACTTCCAACAACAATGCCACAATCTAATATTGTCTGAACCGTCAAATGGATTAGAAGTGAATCCGTTTATGTTATGTAATTTGATATGAGCATAGTCTAATGATGTCTTTCTAAGTTCTGGATTTATACCTCCTTTGGCACCATCTTCCATTAGCTCCAGGAGCTCATTTAACTGCTTCTCAGACATTTTATCATACAACCTGTCATATATCTCAGTTGCAGACATAATCATCTCATAACAGCACCATTGTGCCTCGTGAATAAACTCTATATCTGATGTTTCAGTGTCATAATCAAAGTATAAAGGATTGATGCGTTGCATACATGGTTGTCCATTTAATACTCCTACATAGTATATCTCTTCTCCACCTATCAAAGCGTCTTTCCACCCTTTAAAGAATTCATGAGTAATATTAAGTTTATTCTTTAAATAATTAAGACTATGATATGCTGTTATCTCTGCTATATCCTTATAGTCTTTACTCATGTATTTCTATATCTATTCTGGAGTCATAATCTCTCCAGACTCTAAAGCTTGCTGATATCTTTGCTATTCTTCAGGCCCTAGCTTACTCATAATAGTAGCCTGAATATAGTCTATTAACATCTATTTAGCTTTATCTTGCATCTCACTAGTAGCAATATCACTAGTACGTGTAACTCGGAAGTTAAATGGCCTTTTAGTTTCCTCTCCTAATAGTAAGTCTATCTTTGGCTTGATTATATTATAATCCTAAGCCATAGCTGGGAATCCATCCTACTATTTAAAAGGATTTGTAACATACTTTAGATCTTTCTCATTATATATACTATTGTAAAGATCATAGTAAGTCTACATTTCTTCCTTACGTGTCCTAGTATTGCCATTTCTAGATCCTCCCTAACTGTGTCCTATAATATAGTCTACACAGGCTTCCTACCAAGCTTTTGTCTTCTTAGACATAGGAAGTTTCTATATCGGAAACTGATTGATATTATTCATAATTAAAACATATATGCTTCTATATTATTATCGATTTCATCGTCATGAAACCAATCTTGAGTAAAAATAGGACCGTCAAACAATACTCGATTCCTATTTTCGTTCTTTTTCTCTTTTACTTTAACATTATATAGCTGTTCTCTATATATCATTACCTGCATCAACGCCATGACTCTATCGAAGTTTGCTGTATCATTATAACTGATAAGCTCTTCTAATAGCGGCTCTGATAGTATGTTGTGTAGGTTCTTCTTACCTGGTGATTGTTCTTCGTTAAGCCAGTCTTTAATTAAGCCTTCTCCCCATTGCTTAATCTATTTGTTCATGTGACAACCTTTCTTTCTTTGAACTTTGGAGTTTCCAACAACATCGGAAATAATATCGGGTTGATCAGCCAACAAATAGTCACAATGCTTAGCAGTAAAGTAAGGAAAAAGACCTTTTCGTTCGTTTTCATACATGATACGCCCGTTATAGTACACAGCTAATTTGCGAAGATTTTCATAGTACTCTTCAGCTGTCTAAGGCCTTCCTGTATATTCTGCAACAATAATATCGTAGTAGTTTTCAAAATTCTAAAATCTCTTATAAACAAATGTAGAACCTAACGAATTAGTACCTGATTGATCGTGGTCATAAGGGTCTACTCCTAATATATATAATCCTATAGGAGCATCCTTCATAGGGTGTTCCCATATCACTATAGCACCAGTTGGATCATCATCCTTCTTTAAAGGATAATGTGTTACATCTCCATGTTTCTTAATAACCCACTTAAGTGTACCATCTGGCTCCCACACTAGATCTCCAACCTATTTTACATTACTAAGACTCTTATTAGTACGTATTTTAGCTAACTGTTCTTGTAGTTCTTTCTTAGGGAATATATTACCGCCAAACTCCAAACATGCTTCCTATGGGGTTATACAGTGTTCTGCTACATATCTATCTACTGCTACAGAGTTAGTAGCATTTTCTACTACTTTTCTACGTTCAGATAATATGTACTCTACAGACTTCTTATACAGAGTATTACCATCTTTATCCATGTAGATTCTGTTGCCATTCTCATCACGGAAGTCCATATTAGTATACTGTGGTATAAAGAATCCACATTGCTTATCTGATGGAGTTTCGTCCCATATATTATCAAATCCTAGACAGTTATAACCATCTGGATTATAGAACATATCTTTAAGAGTCTCAAAGTGGCTATCTTCATCTCCGCCAGTACCAAAAGCAATCATTGTACCAAATGCTACACCGTCTTGTTCTACAGATGGTCTAGCAATCTGCCATGCAGCACCTAGTTCAGAAAATGAACCAGCCTCTTCAAATATAATAAGTTTACCGGCTTTACCACGTACTACGTCAGGATTATCTTTTAGAGTAACACCAATAATCTCTGATTTGAAACCTAATTCCACCTCATTACCATATTCATCTTTAGTAAAGAAACCTGCACGTTTACGCATCGAAGTATTAACAGATCTTTTCTTACCCCACGCAGTATTCTTATCTATAAAGTCCATATAATCCCAAGCTTTAGTAAGAATACCATCCTCTGTCAGGTATTGCTTATTGCTTGCGTATATATATGTCTTGCTACCAGGAAATAAGTAATAGTTACGGCATGCCATTGCTGCATTCTTGTATGAATAACCTTTACGTCTACTCTTTAATGCGCATAAATGTTTACCTAAACCTTCTGCATCTTCTACTGCTAGAAAGAAGTAATAGTCATAATCGTAAAAGTCAGGGAACTGCAATTCACGAGTTTTCTTTACTTTAGTAGTTCCATCTAGGTTAGTTATAGTCGTATATATAATTCGTTGTATAGGACAGAAATTTAAATAAAAATAGTTATACCCACTAATGAAATCACCATCATCAGCAGTATAACCATACTTACATCTATCTCTCTACTCATCCCAGTATTTGAAGTACTCCGATGTACCTTGAGGATACTAACAATAAGAACCAGACGCTAAATACTATAGTGCTGGTCCCCTAAATTTATCGGACTATTTAATTTTTTTAGTAAAGTCGACCATGTTTTTCTATATTTATATTCCAATTATATTTCTTACCATCTATAGTACATTCATTCGGCGGTAATAAAAGACTATCTAAAGGAAAATTAATCTCGCTATTTTCTGCATGAATTACTTCAAGGCTAATTTCCAAAATAAGCATGATAGTAGTATCCTTTAAATTAGGATATAATTCTTTTAGATATTTATAAAATTCTATTTTCTTTTGGTCTTCCATAATACTATTTAAAAGGGGCGCGTTTCACAACGAACCCCCTCTCTTAACCTTAAAACTCTTTTTTTAATGAAATCAATGTTTTTTACAAAACCCTGAAGTTTGTCTTACGACAGGGACAACAGGGGATTATAGGCTTAGAGTTTATACAGGAACTCTCTCAAACCTGCCCACTTACGATTGGGTCCATCATGAGCTGTGTTAACTATAAGCTTCCTTATATAGCTAGTGACTTAGGAATTTACGTTGTGCCGGCCTGCAACTTCACTGACTTATATAGGCGGTGCTTTAGGGCGTTTAACCCATAGATCGTTCGGCTCGACCACAACTCGTTCTCAATCATATATACCGCTTGGTAAAGAGAACTAAAAGCACCAGACTCCTATATATTCTATCTAGAGAAGTCTACCAAAATAGTATGTCAACGCCGACTATTTTGGTTTGTTACCCGAACCGTGAATTGACCTTCCTAGCAAGTAAGTTAACGGTAAGTAGAGGGTCATTCTTATCATATTTCAGAAGTTCGGATACTACCCACAGCTACTGCAAACTTACCGTTATTGGTCCTCCTACCATAGAGTCGAACTCGGACTTGCGGGGCTAGAATCCGCCGTGCTACCGCTACACCATAGGAGAGAACACGTGGCTTTGTTTAAAGACTCTCCACGTTAAGTCTTGCCGATGGAAATTAGAACCAAGAAATGATTCTCTTCAACCACGATTTCTTAGGAGCTAATTTCTTACTTGCTTCATTAATCTGTTCCCAAACAATTTCTTTATCTTTAGTCAGATCCACTGTAATATTAATCTTCTTCATCGTATCAAATTTTATATTAATAACGTATTGTTTATTTTAGGTTGTATTTTAATGTATTATTACACCAACTCATATGGATTTACCTTAGCGTCTCCTTTTACTCTACCCATCATAGCCTCTTCAGATTTAACCATGTTTTCTAGAGTATCTATAACCTTAACCACTTTATCTACTTGAGCCATACCATTAAGTAAGTCCTTAATCTTCTTTTCATCAAGTACTTCATCCAAAGAATCTTTATAATACTGACTAATGCTATCCAATTTTAGACGCATGTTATTGAATAACTGTAAAGTCTTAGTATTAATGAACTCTTTATAGCCTTCTTCACATATAGTCTCTTCAGCATTAAGTTTATAGTTAGAATCACCAAAGAATTGTTTCTTTAGTTTGGCCTCCCTAGTATCTTTATCCATACTGGTTACATATGGACTATTATACTTATTATTAAGCACAATATAACTTATTACTTTAGTAGCCCATACTTTATCAGGATCAGCATCGGCCTCCCATACTGTTCTAAAGCATGGGATACCTAATGCATCTGGGTGTATTTTTACTTTACCACCAATAAGATCAAATAGTTTCATTTGTAAGAACTTGTTTGTTATCTTTTTTACTCCACCTTATAAGATCGTCTTTAGCAAAAGCGTCAGAACAGACTATTGGTTTTAATGTCCACTTACTACTTATAGTATCATATTTACTTAATATAAGTACAATATCCCCTAACTTATAATCTATTACTTCTTCTTCTGTTATTACTTGACCGTCCTACTATGCAACGTATACGGTTCTACATTCAAAGTTATCAGATACATTTTTAATGCTATTAGTATCTGCTTTATATAAAATAGCATTACCGTACAGATCTATCAATAATTTATCCATATTAGCAATCACACTTAATACACTCACAATCACAACAAGGATTACAACCATTTGCTTTAGCTTCTTTTTGTTTTTGCTGTTGCTCTAGTAATCTGTTATAGTGATCTTTTACTTCATCACTTTCAACAAAGACATACTTTCCGTCATCATCTTTATCTATAGGATACAATTTTATTACCATAGTACCTTTAGTAACATTCCTTCTACATTTAGAACCATCTTTCTTTGTATAGATCCACTCTCCATCTTCGGGAATATACCACATATAGTCTACGTAAAAACGATCTAGCAAGCTAATATTTTCTACTTCACTATTGTGACTAATAACGATACCTCTATCTACTGAACAAATATACTTAATCATAATATTAATCTATTCTATAACCTAAATAATATTCTTTATTTAATCTCTCTAATATGCTTTCCGCAAGCTTCTACGGCACCTGCGGATTCACATACTCTGGGTTAGTCTTGTACTTCTGTACTATCTACTGAAATTCCTAAATCTCCTTCTATAGGCTCTGTTTCAACACATTTTTCATATTTACTTAACAGTTCATTACAAATACTATTTACCTGTTCAGTTCTGTTTTGTTCTACACCTTCTTTACCGTTCTTTACTATAATAGTAGTAATAGCATCCATCATATCTTGAGCAAATGTTTCATACAGTAGTTCGCCTGCCTGTATCTTTTCATCTACTACTTTATATAAATCTTTCATAGCCTTAGTAAGGTGCTCCTGATTAATGTTATCTTTTTCAAGACTCCACATTATTTTACTTTCTTCTATTGTCATATTGTTTTTATTTAAGTAAATCAGTTAATAAACTGAATATAGGTTTTCTAATGTTGTGTATGATCTTGTCTACAACTATATAGTCATCTGAGTCCCAAAACCCCTACTCCATCTCATATGCTTTCATGATATTATATCTATTAGCTATCATATCATTAGCTAGATTGATAAGCTCATTGCTCTATATCATCATATAAGTCTTTTTTAAAATTGCTTATACTCTTACTTATACAACTAGCTGCCCACCCTACTAAGTAAGCATATGCTTCATTTCCTTCTGTGAAATCTTGAGAGAATATACCCAATTGACTATATATGTAATCTGCAACATGTACTGATTCATGTGGAATCATATCTGGAGTTATATCTTTCAGATCTATAGCTACTACTAAAACTCCATATAAACCATCAGATATACGCATTACAGGAATAGTAATCATACCACTATCGATATATCTAGAATCGTTAAGTATACTATCATAAGATGTTGGACTCTCTGTATAAGGATCTGCAATTTTCATAAATGAGAACACCTTATCTAGACCTTCTATCTTATCTGCTACCCATAATTTCCTAGGATATACAATAGGGTCATGAAGTTCAATCATTGGTTTTTTCATATCTCTTCTTAAGTTTAATCTTCCCCAGATAAGTAAATCTAATGGGTTTACTATTCATATTAGTTATAGCTTCATTAGTAAACCTAAATGGGCTATTGCATATAACTTCTATTATTTGTCTTGGTAAGTTGTATTTATTACTTAACTTAGTATATATACTCGTCTAATTTCTCATAAAGTTCTACCTTTTTGTAATACCTACATGTATTTAAAGTAGTAGGTCCTGCAAATGTATTAGGTCTAACTAGGTTTATTATATTGGCAGTATCTACCCAATCTTCATTATTATAACCACTGTCTTTGCACAGTATATTAAGTTTATTGCTCTCTACTTTACTATACTTACGTATAGGTTCGTATATTGCTGCATTAAAGTTAATTCCTGTATCATTTATCAATATCAGTTCAGTTCTACCTGGTATTATAGTAAACCTATTATAGGGTAGCTCTTTACGTCTAAGCCAAGCCCATACTTCCTTAAGTAGGCTATACTTTTTCCATGCTATTACTGAACCTGCTTCAATCATCATTGCTACCGCTTTCATCTTTACTTATTCTTAATACTATTGTTACTTGTACTCTATCACCGATTATCTCTGGTATTAAAGCTTTACTCACCATCACTTCATCTTCTACTCTACCTTTTACAAGTATACCTTGATTCTTAAACTTAGTAATATATCTGCTGAGGTTATCAGGAGTAATACCTAGAACCTTTCTAATGTATTTCCTATTCTCTGTACTTATTACATTCTTACTGATATTAGGGAGCTTTGGCGTATTAATATCTATATCTATAAATGTTGCCAATAATTCTAACTCCCTATCAGTAAGATCAAGTATACCATTAAGTGACTTGAGGAATTCTTTATACAAATCGGTTTTAGACACAGTCTTAACCAATTTATTCATTATCCTTATTCATTAATCGTTTCTTAACTTCATTCAATACTTTTGTAAGGTTAAAGTAAACAGTTCTAGCTTCTACAAACATCGCTGGGGGAATCTCACCTTTATCTGCTTTCTCTTCAGCTGTTCTATAATCTTCTTCATACTGTTTGTTTAACTTATCAATGAATGCTAAAGTATTATTAATTACTTGTGTATCAGATAACTCATCAATAGCAAGTAGATACTCATCTTCACAGTAGCAGTCTGCGATATCATCGCTAATACTCATATAACGATAAGTATTATCTTCTTCTACTTCTAAAGTAAACACTTCAGGATCTTCTACACTATTCGTAAGAATATCACCTTTCTTTGCACAACCAAACTCTTTAATTACTTTATATTTCATAATTTTATTTATTAAATTTGTCTAATTTACAGGCAGCAAACCACATTAGGAATATACCGCCTACAAATACACATATATCTGTTAACATACCCTTTAAACGCCTATATTATACTATTGTTAATAGCTTTTAACTTTTGTTAACAATTAGTTAACATATAAAAAGAAAGCCCAGCCTAAGCTGAGCCTTCTTTCTCTTACTTTATTAACATTATTTGCAAATAGCAATGATGTCATATGTCTTAACTAATTGACTGTCCTTAAACAAATCAAAGTCTTTTGCAAATCTCTTATTGTATACAACTATATCACCTACTTTAAACTCTTGGTCAGTCATAGATGCAGGCAACTGTAATACTACTCCTTTTGCAAAGTCAGATTCTACTTCCTTAGTTTCTGTTTTAGTTTCATATTCATTATAACCATCTTCATCTACAACACCAGTAGGAATCTGTTCTGTAAACTCTTTAGTAACCATAATAGGGTCTAAAGGTTTAATCCAAACATCCTTTAACATATTGTATTCTAGTCCATTAATGACTGTTTCTAGTACTTTATCTTCCATATTCTTTTAACTTAGTTTCCTTCTATAACGTCTAAATCTAATTTATGTTGCTCTAATTTCTCATAATCTTGATATGATACTTTAGCTTTTATGCTAAGTGGCCCTGTCCAATTATTTCTACCTTCTATTAAATATACATCTTCGTTGTGGAATATTATATGAACAATTCCCTTAATCGTAGTTTTAGTAGCTACTACAATATTAGGAGTTAAGTAAAGATCTGCTAATTCATCAGTAGTAGCCCTTAGCGCTCTATCCAATACCTTTATTCTAGAACTCAGCTTACGTTGTTCTGCCATAATACTATCACGTTCTTCATATAGTTTATCTCTATCTATATATGGTAAGCATTTTCCTATTTCTTTATACTCTATTTCCATTATCTACTAACTTTAGTATGTTTCCACCATTAGAGTTGCAGTATCTCCTAGCCATAGTAGGGCACTTAGGTATTCTTTCAAATGCGCAACCATCACAACTGCCACTACGTTGTGACCACACTGTATACTACTTATTTTCAATCTCTACTGGTATCCCCTTCTTTACTATCTCTGCTATTTCTGGATCGTATAATGTCATGCGTTCACCTTCTTAAGTATATAACCTTGTCTACAATAGTCTGTAATAGTCTTAGTACATAGGCCTTTCCCAAGTAAATCACAACCCTGACAACCACCTGGAGATACTTCTGGTGCTAAGAAATAGTCTTTACCTTTAACATCTATATACTTACCTGAGTAAGCTATTGGTCTAATTACATTTTTATTCATATCAATCTAAATTATTTGTTTTACCTTTTCCATGTTTATCTAAGTAAAGCATAGCTATTGCGTTCCACGCTACAGCTGCTAAGTGATTTACTTTAGTTTCGTCATCGATTTTATTACCTTTCTCATATTCAAGTAAGTGTCTTAACATAGCAGCTTTATAACGTTGGTAACCATTCTCTAGGTTCTGCCAATTATTGTCACCATACTTAATAGAACCAGCAGTATATAGCTTAACAATATCTTCAATTTCTTCTAGTGGTAGTAAATCCCACCTTAGTTTACTATCTCGGAAGTCATTCTTCTTTCCTTCTTTCATAGTCCTAGTTTTTCTGCTTCCTCTGAACTTACGAGGCGTTTAAATACAAAATCATAATAGTAGTCACTCCATACTATCTCTACAAAGCGTTTTAGCTCTTTATCGTAAACGATACCTTTGTAAGGGGAATCTAATTGGTGCATACCTTTACCAGAATATTTTCTATTCAGTAGTTGTTCTTGTGTATATTCTTTCATATGTATTATCTAGAGTAAGTCTATACAGTGTTAACTTAATAGCTTAGTTTACTTATGATACTTAGTTCTACTGTATTACTGTTCTACTGTCTAATAACAGTTAACGTATTAGACTACTTAATAGTTACTATGTTGTTAACGATATTAACAATTATTAAGAATGTTTATGGCTATTTAACATCAATATTTTAACATAGTTTAACAAAAAATTATATAAAAATTTTTAAGGGGATTTGTGAATATATGGAATGAAAAAAAATTGGGTACCCTAGTGAGCGTGTGGACCAGCAAAGATTCACTCCCCTCTATTAAGTATTGGCAGGGAACACCCCGTACTACTTTCGGTATGGCGTTCCCTTTAATCGTGTATTGTGTAATTCTTAAAAAACATGTGATTATGAAATGTAATGTAACGAATTTTACAAAAGTTGAAAGAGACAACGAAATGCCTTACTTTATTATTAAAGCTACAGGCGTGGAAGGTGACGAGAATGCAGAAGTCATAGACGAAGACGGTTGTATTAACCCTTTTGCCATGATGTCAAGAAGGTTTAATTTTACAAAAACCTTATTTCCATCAACGGACAAACAGGTAGAGCAATTAGAAAAGCTCTATGAAACCGATAATGACGGCAATGTAACAAAAGGCGCGCAAATTAGGCTAATGTCTTACCAATGGGCAGCACCAGAACCTTTTTACATTGCGAAAGATGACACAGTTACGGGCGTTTATGAAACCGAGGAAGAAGTAACAGAAAAAGTGGTTAGAAATGGTAAAACCGTCGAAGTAACTAAAACAAAGTATATACCTAAAGTATTTACTACCGTTAATCTTACGTTGTTCGAAACCGCTGATGGAAAGTGTGCTGAAAATGGTGGAGACGCTGATGCGTTATGTAAAAGAACGTATGAGCGTGGGATTGCTTCAAAAGCATATCTACCTTGTGAAACTGCTGTAGACATTAAAGAGGTTATTGAGTAATATATAGCCTTTTGTGTCATTCACGCAAGCATGGTCTACTATGTAGACTTTGCTTGTTTTGCAAATCAACATTTATTACTAACATAACAACTTTGCCTATGTATTCATTAATACACGGAACAATTAACATTTTATCCGTTCTATTTGCTTATTACATTATAGGAGGGATCAATGGTTTAATCTTTTATCTCATCTTTAATGTGTTTCATATTCTATATCTTACTTTAAGATTAGATGATGAGTAAAAGAACAAAAATTAGAACAAGAGAATAGCATAGTTTTAATGCGCTCGTTCTATACTTATTAGGCTAATAGTCTGAAGCCCTATAAGGACTTAAAATCGTGTACCTAGCCACCAGGCTTATTTAGCAGTTAGGTTTTTGGGCAATCTAGTCAGCTTACCTGACATTCTTAAAAAACTCAATAACTTCCCAAGACATTGAGGGCACCAGTTTCTTATAATAGTGTAGTTGGCAGACGTAAGGGCGTACTCAGCTGCCAGATGAAGCAGTGAATTCTGTGGACTGATAGAGAACGTGTGATATTCAGGCTATGCGTTACGTAGTTATAAGTTTTAGGTGTAAAATGCAATTATTAATCAAATAAATAACAATATGAAAGCAAACAATCAAGACATCGAATTCAAGATATGCACAGCATTAGCCATAGCTATGATAATAGCGAGCATTGTTTGCTATCATATCTTTAACATTTAGTATTATGGAAATAACTAAAGTATTATACCCTCTATTAGGTAAAGAAGTACTAGTAAAATACCATAATAAAAAAGTTGTTACTACAATAAGTGCGATTGAGAACAATGGAGGAACAATAGTATTTATACTAGCAAACGGTGATAAAATAGCTTCAGATACAATAAGTTCATTTGTATATAACGATAAGTGTATGACTATTGGTTATAATGGTAAAGGACAAATTGTATTTGAAATAGTCTAAGAAACTTCAAAAACAGATTTATTCGCAAAGTAATTATTCTATGAAATGCAAATTAACTTCTAGTGCTGTGAAGCACACAGTCCACGTTATAATTATAATAGTATAAGTTAGGTATGCCCTTATAAAGACTTAGGTAACGCTAAGGACTATACTATTATAATTCTCTTCTTAATGTAGCCAAGCGCCGGTGACAAGCCCGACAGAATACAGAGTCAAGAAGAATATCACTTTCGTCATCTTAATGGTCTTATTTGCATGTAAGATTGAGCCGTATGCAGTTTTAAGATATAGTGATATAATCCACGTGGTAGAGTCATAGTTAGGTTCGCTATGGTGCAACTCTTTGTAGTAACTAATCCTAAGCAAGTAATGGAGAAATAGTCGTTAACCCAACGACATATTACAGGGTACTTGACAGTCTGATACTAACTGAACAATAAGTATTACTCAAATAGAGTAAGAGAAAGGATATGGTATTATCCCCATAGATCTTAGCATAGCTTATAGCCACATAACGTAGCAGTTGACTATATTAATGCACTTACTCTATTTTTTCTATTGTATTAATAACTAAAAAAATAATATCAAGTTATGAAAAAGACAACAAGTATCCAACAATACGTAGTAAATAAGCTTCTTGAAGATAAGAAGTTATCTACAAATAGTCTATTAGACGCTATATTTAAAGTATGTTCTTATGATCAGTTCAATAGCATATTATCTATTATTATTGAATCATCTACTTGTGAAGAAACTTCAGATTTAGTAAAAGTAAAAATCTATATTTCTGAAGAAGTTACTAGAGACAGTAAACTAGAAGCAATAAGAATAATAAAAAAGAATTATGGCCTTGGATTCAAAGAAGCTAAAGACTATATAGTTAGCTGTATAGGAAAACACAGCACTTTACCAAGAGACCTTAAACTTGAAGAAGCAAGGAAACTTGTGGATATATTAGGGTACTTTGGTATAGACGTAACTATAATTAAAAATTATTAATACAGTAGAAATACTGTATCTACACTATGAGAATCAGTGTCAACTTTGTGGGGCTTATATCCTAGTTCTTTATCTATACGTGGGAATACTACATGATTACAGTAGTATATTAGCGAAAAGGTAATCGTCATTGGATAGAGAAAACTAAGTATTAGTGCAGATACATCAAAGACAGTTCATAAGCAGGTGTTATAGTGTATGAAACGAGTAAGGGTAGTATAACACAAAAAACCTAGCTGGCCCATAGCTAGGTATCTTTAAGGTGAGAATCCTTGACAATCCTGTGGGGCTCATATCTATCTATTATATCAACCCAATGATATATGAAAACTCGTGTATTTGCGTTCCTATTAAGGATGAAGGCGCAGAGGAGATAGTATTAGTGCAGACGTTAAAATCAGGAAATAGCTGGCATAAGAGCTTTCACTTATGTATCAAGTAGGACGACACGCTCCTACCGTCTTTAAACTCATGTAAATTTATGTTTTGCCAAATGTAACTTTTAGTAGTTTAATTCATTCCAAATAACTAGTGTGTTATTGCTAATATACTTATCTGTGAAGATAGGTATATTAGTTGCACTCATAAGGTAGCCTTCACGTGGCGAGTGTGTAAGTAGTAGGTTTAAAAAAGAAATCCAGTTTGTTTGCCTATGAAACTAATACCTTTTAAATTAGTAATTAATCAATAATTATAGAGTATGAAAAACAAAGAATTACCTTTAAGGCATAGAAGAATAGTAAACATGCCTTTAAACATGCTATTATTTCTTATAAGAAATAATGCTCTAACCGCTTTTTTAGATAACTGTAGAGAGTATAATCATCTACTACCTGATGTATTTGAGAGCTATTTTCAATGGGTATTTACTATAGAAGGTTATGAATATTGGAGTAATTTAAGAGATAAATACTATGAACAATATTCTGAATAAGATAAGTAAGTATATTCTTATACTAATACTTATGGCAGCTGGTGCTTATATAGCAATACAGTGTGTACTAGATCATCCAATATACAATTTTGTAGATATGCAAATGAAGTATAAGAGATATTTGGTAGTGGACAAATATGTAGAGCACTTTAGTGATTACTACGTATTCATACTCAAGAATCCTGTAACTAAACAAAATAGTAAAGTATATGTAAAAGATTATCTTTACTCAAATGTTTATTTCGTAGGAGATACTATTAAATAATTATTAATCATATTTTATAGGAAAAAGTAATCATATTATTAACTATTAAAACATTTATCAAAAAATGAAGAAAAGTTTTATTTTACATTCTGCAGCAGACGGTACTGAAATTTTAGTACCAAAAGACTCCTTAGACTACGCCTATGTAGATGACAATGATAACACTATTGCTGTTATTTTGTCTAACGAATTTGCAGTTACTGAATCTATGGCTAAAATAGCCTATAAATTAGAAGAAATGGAGGACTAAGAAATGGAGAATGAAATAATGAAAACGCCTAAATCATCCAACAAAGTATGGATATGGGCACTGTTGTTTATTGCTATTATGGCAATCGCAGCTACTGTAATCTATCTCAATCGCGGGAAGATTTCAAGACTTTTTAACTCTGAAGAGAGTACTGAGTTACAAAAAACTGATATTGTAGAGGATTATGTTCCTACAATACAGGAAACTCTACAAATGAGAGAACAAATGAAATGGAATCAACATGTTGACAGTGTATTTCTTACAATGCCAGAAGTAGTTCTAACTGATATTTTGATTAATCATGGTACAAGTATGTCTGTAGAAGACATAGTTACTATATATGAATCAAACAAGAACTGCTATAATAGTGTTCTAAGTGGTGCACGATCGCAACAATATATTGATTCTATAAATGAAAAACGAGAAGAAAGAGATACAATTAGTATTTCTCATTAGCGTAACCTCCTAATAAGTTAATATTAGGTTAACTATACTAGTCCGTGAGGATAGGTATAGTCTTCAGAAAATGACAAACATGTGGGGCGTAAATAGCGAAGTGTCCTGTTTTGCGAGTTAGGCGTGAATAACTCAATAAAGTGCGGGATTCACGAACACATTAGCTATGATCGTGCAGACGTTAAAATCATGTACTCCAATAAGGATAGTTTGACAGCTATTCCTGCTTATGAGTTAAAACTATAGTGAGAGTCAGAATATATTAGGTAAGAGAAAACAAGTGAATACTATTTATCTTATTAACATGTTTTACAACAAAAGTGGCTAAAGGAGTTTAGCAAAAGTCTGATACTTAGACTTAAAACACAAATCCAAAAGTATCTTGGTCGTCGTCAATAATTATTAACTAACAATTTAAGATTATGTAAAAAATGAAAGGAAAACGGTATTTGACTGAAATCACATTTAAAACAGATCACTTTTTAGCTAATTTATTAGCAGTAAGAAGTTTCTGTGGTATTACTCCACTATCTAAAGCTAAAGAATTGGTTAATCAAGGTAGAAATGGGGTGACTGTAAACAATCTTCATCTAGAATTAGATACTAAATTATCTACAGATAATTTGATAGCTAAACTAGATGAATATGAGATATACATTAAAATAACTAATCAATAGTAAAAAATGAAAGCAATTATTATCGTATTTGACGGAGAGTATTTACCTGAATATGGTGGACAGGATACACTCTGTACTAAATTAGTTAAGACGTTTAGTGCACGCTCTAATGGTATAGAAGTACCTGATAGAAAGGTAAAAGTTGTTACTATGACTGACTCTGATATAGAGAAGTTATTAGTATTAAAGACTTTAACTAAAACAGAAGGTATAAGTTGTGCTACAATTAATCAATCTGTGAAAATAGTAGATATGATTGATAATTTCTGTCAAAAGGTATTAGCTATCGTAGGTAGTAGAGTATTACTCGGAGAGAGCGTCTTTAAACAGGCTTTTATCATTAACCTGATTAATAAAGACGAACTACGTAAGCATCCTGCAGTACCATATATTGCAGAGATAACAGATGAAAAAATATATCTTGATAGACGTAATCAACTAAATAGCTATAAATATGGCTGTCTACCAGAGTATATTAACATAGTTCACAATAGTATCTGTAAACTCTACTAATATGGCAAAGACAGATAAGGAAGAAAAACCGAAAGACTTCAAAAAGAGGCCTAAACATAAAAAAATGGAGCCTTATAGTCGCACTAAATCATGGAAATAATTGAACAACAATGTCCTACACGTGATAATAAAATTGCCTGTAGTGAATGCTCTTATGAGTGTAAACTCAGAATGGAACTAGAACAAATGTCAACAGAGATTCCGCCAGAGTCTCTGCCAGTTGTTATATATTACTAATTTTAATTTGTTAGTAACATGGTGGATTCAGTCAACCAAAGAATTACTTAAAGCCAGAACCCTAATGGAAGCTTAGTACTACTAAGCTACTAAGCAAGAGTACAATGGACTATACAACGGTCAACCTAGTAATAGGTCAGGAGAAGGACGTGGGCTGTCTGTGAATAAGAAGTACAAATAAGCAGAGTAATTCTTTTAAATTTAAATCATTAAATATCAAGTTATATGACAAAAACAAAAAGAATAAAACAATTAAAAGCAGCTATATCTACAGGACTATTAAGTATAATAGATACAAAGTACTGTGAAAAAGAAATTGCTAAATTAGAAAAGCAATTAAAAGCTGAAGAACAACGAATTCATATTTTTCTTATAAAATGTTCTGAAAATTCATTAAAGCGTAAAGAAGCTTATGAAAACAGAAAATTAATAAAAGCAGGAGAAAGAGAAAGTTGTCGTCAACGTAAAATAAGACTTAATAAAGAAAGAAGAAATTCTTTAAATAAGTCTTAAAATGGCATATTACTATACTCAAATAAATATAGCTCCTACTGAAGATATAGACAGAAGAGCAGAGGCATTAGCATATTTTCATAATATGAATATTGCAGATGCACTATTAATGTGTAGTAAAAATAAATGGAAAAGTATTAAAGTTAAAGTTAAATACATAGCTAAAGCTGTAGTATATGCTAGATATAGATACTTTTCTGATTGTGACTTTATAGAAATAATTCCATAGAGTTAATTAATATATTTTTTTAATCATTAAAACTGTAATCAAAAATGGCAGAAAAAGAAAAAATGAACATCCTCACAACTGAGGATATTAATGGAGAAAATATCCAAGAGGTTATCTCCAATTCAAGTAAGGTAACGGAAGATATCGCAACGAAAGCAGCTGAAAAGATTGCTGAACGTCGCAAGGAGAAACTGACAAACGACCTTATTGAAGTTGTACAGAAGTGCGAATATACTGTATCGGCTGCGGTACTGCAAGTTCGTCGCTCTAATCGTACAAACCAACGTATCAAAAGCTATCTGAAGTCTTTATCAGAACTCGCTGAAGATGTCAAGAGCGGAAAGAAACCTGTAACAGCATGGGACAAAGAAGCTCGTGAGATGAAGAAGCAGTTTGACAAAGACTTGATTGAAATTGGAAAGAGTATCGATGAATCTCTTCGTGAGCTGAACGAAATCTTCCCGAATTCATGGCAATGGCGATACGGAGAATTAATTCCTGGAAACAAAAATTAATTCTCAAATTAAAAGAGACACCAGAGTTAGAATCTTTGAATCAATACTCTTAGTGAGAGGCGGTTGGGCTTTTGCCGGGGATACCAGCGCACACGGACCTGAATTAACAGGTCACATATGGAATCTTTGAATCAATTATGTGGTGTTACAATGAACTACTGATCATAAGTCTGAGATCGCGACAATAAGATTGTCCCGCATTAGTAATAATGCTGAAACGCTTTAGTCGTGATATCAAGTCAGACAGATATTTGTGAATCTTTGAATCTTATAGAACTAAGGAATGAGTTTGTGAATGTTCTATATCTTATATCGTTAGTATTATCAAGATCAGTAAATGAGATTAACCATCTCAAGACCATAGGGTATATGACTTTGGTCGGTCATATACCCACATTGACTGCTAGGTCTATGAATCAGTCGTATGGACGAGGGTTTGATCCCCTCCAGCTCCACAACAAGTGCTAAAGGATGTGGGTGAGACTCCCTTAAGTGCTCGCGAGATAGTAATTGCTTGAGCTGCCTGATAACAGCTAGGATAATTTAGAAGCTTCGTTCTAGCTGGCACTTTATTACATTACAAGGGGCTGAATGAATTTGACAGCGACAATGTGAAGTAGAATAGGTCAATAAGCAGATAACTGGCAATACAAGTTATGTAACAGATTACACTCGCTTAGTAGCGTAAGTAATCTAACGGCTAAGCTAATGTCGTAGAAAGCAGGAGTAAGTAAGCTTTGCGTGGTAGTGAAGCCTTGGGTCTTACCAAGAGACAAGGAGTTCGAGTCTCCTACTTACTACAAATATAGAGGTGTTCAGTTAATAGACAAGCGCAGGGAGCAGGGAAGTATAGTAGGGAGACCCTACTACGCTATTCTATAGTTTATTAACTTAGAAATAGCGCTGTATCCAATCGGCATTATGGGTTCGAGTCCCATACATTCCACAAATTTAATTATCAAAATTATGGCAGAAGAAAACAATAATAAACAAGTGCTATTAGCAAAGAATTACAACAGAATGATTCTTAAAGTATAAAAAATTAAGTTTAATCAATAAATTAATTTGAAATGGGATTAATGAATTTTATTAGAGAAAACTTACCTGAATCATGGGATAAGGCTTCAACAGAAATGAGAATGAAAACCGAATTAATTCATCGGTTACATAGTGTAGTACCTTATGTTTATAAGAATAGGTATCATTACAAAGAAGGTATGGCATACATCAGAAGGCTGTTTAATACTAGAGCGGATATAATCCACTTAATAGATGCAACAGACATTGATGTTGATAAGTGGAAAGAATTAGGTAACAAAATTAAAGAAATCGAATATCAATGCGCGTAAGATACTTTGCATGGTTTGATTCAAAAAGCGAACAAACTGAATTCATTAAGTTACTTAATGAATCTCGTACTGAAAGTGAGGCTATTAACAAAGTAGCTCAGAAGTATCCAGATCTAAGAATGTCAGAGATAGCTGGAATAGTAGATAACTTTAAAAAACAAATTAACAACCATGAGACTTAATCATCCTGGTGTATACCGGATTATTGGCGAGAGTTTTGAACTACTTGCTAATTGTGTTGGAGAAGCTCCTTGTATTAGGATTACTTCAGCTTTATACATGAATGACCTCATTCAAAGAGGTAAGTTTACAATCCTCGAAGAGGAATCTATTGAAATTCAGAGTATCTATGCAGATCCAGATGCATTTGTATTCTTAGAATACGAGTATTCTGAAATATGTAATCTACCGCCTTATCGTAAAACGATACGTGGTACGAAGATGCCTAATATCTCTAAAGATGAGATAAAGGAATTCACAGAAAGATATCTAGAAGATATTAAGATTAATGGTCGTGGAGTAATGGCTACTAAAAGTTATATCATGAGTAAAACTGAGTGGTCATTATCACAGATTAACGTAGTAATACTTCAGATACAAAAAATACTAAAGCGTAATGGACGTTTATAGTTTAACTAATAGAGTATATACTCATTGGGGCAAGAGATATAACAGTTTTAATTGGAATGATGAATGGAAAATCCATACAAGACTATACTCTAAGACTAGATCCAGAGGTATTCCTATCATAGCATGGCTCGATATGAATATACTCCAAAGAATAGGTAAAGATTCTGACTTTACTATCAAAGTAAGAATTAGAATATTATGTGGCATGATTAACAAAATACCACATAATGTTTATTCTAGAGAAATGAAAATTAGTTTTATGGAATGTGTATGGGATATCTATAAGCAGTTCAAGAAAAGCTGGGAAGATTGGCATTGTAGATATATACTAGGATTGCCATTCTAAGGATATAGGGCTTTGATCGGCCCTATATCTACTATAAAGCCCGTAGATATGACAGATGAAGAAAAACAACAGTTATTCGATCTGATCAAACAGGCGAAAGAAGGCAAGCAAATTGCCTTTACAAAGCTTTATGAAAAGTATAAGCAAACTATCTATATTACTATATATCGCATAGTAAATAATAGAGATGTTGCAGATGATTTAACATCTATTACTTTTGTAAAAGCTTTTTCTAAGATTAGTAGTTATGTTAATAACATTTCATTTGAGATGTGGTTAAAAACAATAGCTATTAATAGTAGTATTGACTATATTCGTCGTACTAGAAAAGAGAAGTCAAATTATTGGATTGACGATAGTGATAATAGTTTCCAGTTGAGTGATTCTGCAGACCACTCACCTGAAGAGAATTATATCTTTGAAGAAACAAATTTGAAACTACAAGATGCTTTATCGAGACTTCGCTTTAAGTATAGGAATATACTAAAGTTGCGTACTGAGAATAATCTCTCTTACAAAGAGATTTCAGAGCAACTTGGTCTTACTGAGAGTCAAGTAAAATCGACTCTTAATAAGGCTAGAGAGAAACTTAAACAATTGTTAAACTAAAAAAAATTTACTAATTATGACAGCAGCATGGATTATTGTGTTACTATTAGTAGCATTTGTACTTTCACGGGTATTCCGTAGTACTAAAATCTGGTGGAGATTTATCTCTGCTATTATGGCTGGTCTATTAGTAGGTTTGTTGAGTAAAGAAGTTGTAAAGTCTACTAAAGTAGATAATGCAACTACTTTTACTCAACTAGTTAACACCGTGAATGATGAGAGTGTAGCATGCATGCAAAACTCAACAGAGTTGATCGTAGAAGATCCTACTATTACAGTAGTTGCAGGTTACATTGCAAAGCTTTATTCATTTGACGCATTAACTAGTACAACAGCCACTAATGGGAGGGATTCACCAGCAATAGAGGACGATAGTTGAACCTCTTAAAACATTCTATTTTTATTACAAACAAATATTAATTAACTTTTTGGAACAAACAATTTATCAAGAATTATGGAAAAAGAAATGACTAAAGCAGAAAGAAAGGCTGCTTTGAAAGCTGCAAAGAAAGCAGCTAAGGAAGAAAAGAAGGCTACAGTTGCTAATGGTGGTAATGATAAGCCTGAAGTTAAAACTGAGACTAAGAAAGCTGAGAATACTCAGCAAGTAGCTGCACAGACAGTAACCAATGAAACTTCTGCAAAGAAGGGAGAGACTAAGAAGGAAGAAAAGCCTCAAGCCACCCAGAAAGAGCAGAAGAAAGAGGAAAAAGCTCCTTCAAAGAAAAAGGAACCAAAAATTCCTACAATTATTCCTGAAGATGCATCTAAGGATGTAAAGAAGGATCCTGCAGAAGTTGCAATTAAACGTGCTACTTCCTTAGTAAACGCAGTTGACAATGTAGGAATTCCTATAGGGTCTACATCCTCATCTCTTGACGGCAAAGCTATGTTATCATTCGTAATGCAACAGCGTTACGCAAATAACAAAGAATTAGCCGAACGTTATCCAGAAATGTATGCTGACATTAATCGCAACATTGATGTCGTGACACTGTTAGCACTCGTAGATGTTCGTCAGGATTTGTTTAATCGTGGAGAAAAAGGTGAACTTGAACTTCAGATTGATGCAAATCAGATTATGCCGCTACAAAGTATGGCAGAAATGCTAGGAATTAAACTAGCTCCTGCTAAAGCTCTACCTGGAAACGATAAACAGTTGTCTATCGATTTTACAAAATCTGAAGTGCCTGATGAACTTTCTAAAGACGCAGGTACGTCTTCTACTAAAGAAGAAAAGGTTGAGCTTGATCCAAACAAGATCACTTCTGATGATATGGTAAATTCTGCCTTAGAACATATCATCAAAAACGGAAAGAATATGGCAGAAAACATCGTTAACATCGTAGAATGGTATCGTACTTATTGCATTACTAAAGAAGAAAATGCTGATAAGAAACTGGCTCTTGATGACAGAACTACAGCTGAATGGCTGGAAGAGATCTTCACAAGAATTAAACCAGTTAGCTTATTACAAGGTCTTGGTCGTGCAGTATATCTGTATACTTCTCAAACAGGCTCTCCATGTAGTGCTCATGCAATATTGCATACACACATGTCTAAAGCTGGTTGGTCTGAAGAACAGATTGCAGGTACACTAAAAGCTCTTATTGGAGAGAACTTCCGCTATAAGCTGAAGGACGACAATACATTGAAACCGACGGAAGACAAAGCATTAAACGCTATTGTTGGTAATCTTGGTACTGAATATATTGACAAGATATTTGCCGATTATAATCTCAGTAATGAGACTATTAACAGTGCAGAAGAGAGTAAGAAATCTGAACTTGAGAACAATCGTTCAACAGCTCGAAAAGTCTTAGGTATTCTTCGTACTAATTACTTCCCGAAGGAACACAAACCTACTGACGCAGAATTGCGAATGGTAGTAGGTCAGATTATCAATTTGTATCGTAATCCGGCAGATCGTCTCGCAGAATACTGCGGAGAGTCTATCAGCAGTCCTAAAGAAAGTGAATTTCCAGCAAGTGAAAAAAAAAATTAAATCCAGCTAAGATATGGCTGAGTTTAAGCTTTTGGAAGAAACTATTCTCTAAAAAATCATAATCAATATGAATTCTAGAATATTATCGATTGTTAGCATGTTTATGGCTAGTGTTCTCATTGGCTATAACTTGCTACCAACGAACACATTACAGGCACAACCACCTGTATTTCCTTCTGTAATAGAACTACCTAGTATAGCTAGAACTATTCCACAAGAAGTGAAGAAGTCTGTGCAAGAGATAGATATTGAAATAGATCTATCTACTAACGAAGTATCTGTAAAAGGAACAACAGACGCAATTGTGAATGTTAAAACTACTAATGAGCCAAAGCCTATAGTAAAGTATAGAACTGTAGTTAAAGAGGTAGAAGCTAAATCTACTGGATATCCCTATGTTAATAGCGTAGGTAAAGTTCCAGAAGGTACTGCACCTATTTCTCCACTAAAGACTATTAGTAGTAATCATGAGTAGACGGAATCGTATTATTCTTAAGCAAATGGTTAGATTATCTACCATTTTAGCTGATCTTAGATCTGCTAAACGCAGTATCAATAGAGTTCAAGAACAAGCAGCTTATTTCATCGTACAAGGTGAAAGTTCTAACTTCTTAGAAGTAAGATTAAAAGCTGCAGAAGCCGATTGCTTATGTTTAGGTCAGTACTTACGTTTGTCTGTAAGTAATTGTTGTAGTAAATTGGATGGTTTTGATCCTAGTAGAATGGATCCACTTGAGTATATCAGTAGTAGTGATATAAAAAATAGATGCGCAACTATTTGTCGAGGTACTAAAGAAGTAGCTATTATTAATTTAGTAACGGGAGAAATTCAACAGATAGAACCAGATTTACAAACTATGACAGAAGATAAATGTCCAGCGGAAAAAAGTTAATAGTAATAGCCGCTATATAAATACTATAATTATACTATAGTTCGAGAGGAGTAAAACTGTAACGTAAATCACTCCGGCAGTTATAATTGGGAAGTAATACCGCTGCGTCAGGAAGTTTGTGTTCATTAACGCATAGTCCGAAATAATACAGAATCCGAGAATATGTTAGCAGCTACAACTGTGAGATACTCAAAAGGTAGGATACTAGCTTACATACTTGAAAACTATGTAGGAGGAGGTTAGAGTGTACAACCTTCATTAGGCATTGAGAACCGTTTTGGTGAATGCTAAAGACTCGTAGGAGGAACAATTTAATCCAAATACAAACAGTACAAGGGGAACGAAATCCTCTATAATTACTCGTGTTAGACTATCACGGTCAGAATCAAGTAGGAGTATAAACATGATGTCGAAATAGGGACAATACGGTTCCTAGCCTTTAGAATCTTTGAATCAGCTCCTTTGGAAAGAGCAGGCGAAACATTCTATATTTTTCGGTAATTGTTACCAACCTGGGGGGTCCAAACTCGCAGTAGAACAAAATCGTGTAGCCGCGCGAGCTGATTGCGAAGACGGACAAAAGTGCTAATCTATAGTGTTCAGTACACATCAGCTGTGATGCAATATGTAAATATTGGAACTTGTACTTATGAAGGTAGATAAATAACTGATACTAATGCAAGGGTAACCGTGTTATGGTACATACTTATACAAAGTAAGGATATGAAAGCTGGAAATGCAATGATCCGAATGAGTGAAGCGAGAGCGGAACCATGACATTCGACTGATTATCGTGGAGCAGGAGCCAATCCTGTGCATTATCGTAAATAGTGTGCTGCAAAAGAACTTACGCATAAGGAATGAGGTATATGAGATTGATACCACCTTTCAAGTCTGAAGTGACTCACGTGCTTAGTCGTTCGTGTGAGTATAATTGAATGAGGAATGACTGGACAAAGAATGTCCATGCGGTTTGAGGGCGCTATAACCCTGATTCTAAGAGGATAGAGACCTTTAGCAAGTCTTAATTAATTATCCAGAAATGTATTGAGGTGAAGCTTAGAGAACACCTTCTAAAAAACAGCAGAGCTTATACGTTTTAAGATATGTAAACGTCTTTGTTTAAGATATAAACTCAACCAGAGTTGAAGATTAAACATCGTAATAACTAAAAAAACTAACAAAGTAATAAGACCTATACAGGATGCTGTGAGGATAGAATCTCACAACCAGCTGATATGTTTAAAGTATATGAGGATATACTTTATTAACTGACGTACTTATGCCTAATAGAATGGGCTATTGGAAAAATGTATTCTAAATTGTTTAATAATTAATAATTGGGAAGTTCAATGATAGGTCAGATGCATAGCAGCTTACGTTGTATGTAAGCAATGAGGAGTCCGAGTCACCCCGACTGCCAACCGTTACGCTGACATAGATACTCGTAAAGTATATAGCGCAACTATATATGTACAGAGAACGCTGAGTCGTTAGCAACCTGTATTGTTTCTTATACTGTCTATATAAGGGCAATAGTACACTTATGCGACTAGTAAGCCATAAGCAAAACAAGGGAACGATGATAGGTGGAAATCCTAGTATTCGCGCAGTATAAACAACAAATCCTATGCATGGTATGAGTGGGTCATGCTATAAGCAATGAGCTCATGAGTTTGGTAACGCTTAGAATAAAGCGACCGTTATTCAATAGAATATCGATAATATACGGAAATGCCTTGTAGGTCTATCGTAGACTAATGATAAGTGCTGTTTATAATGCAACTAATCGCGTTATGAACTTACGTTGAGAGGTGCATTAAGCATCGTAAAAGTTGAATCTTAATCGTCGACACGGGACGTTAAAACCATAGATATCAGAAAATTATCAGAAGTAGAATTCACAGAATTTTTCTCATAAATTTAACAGTTTATTTTCAGCATGCCGAGTAGATTATGTGATTGAGTTCACTACTGACATTATTTCAGTAACATAAATAATCGAAAAGGCGGAGAGCATTAACACAGTATTAATTAAAGAATAAACCAAATGGTTCGTATTGGTATATCAAGTACGGACTCAGAAAGGAAACATTTGTATGGAAAATAATAATTCTATTGGAGTAACTGTAGGTATTGGTACTCCATCAATTGAGAGTCAAGTTATGGCTCGGTATCGTCAGACTGCAAAGCAGTATGGTCGTTATTTTGGAGAGCAGATTTTTACAGTGATCTCTACAAATCCTGATCTTAAATGGAAACAGGATGTGCTTGATAATAAAAATACATTACGGCAAGAAGTACGTGTATTCATTATCAAGCCTATTGATATAACAGGTGTAGAATTATTAGCAAAGGATCTTGATGGTCAACCAAAGATTGTCTTGAATCCGAAGGCTAACGATCCTAATCTTGTATTCCCGTTAGTAGCTCCTGAGTTTACGAAAGCAAACCGGGCAACTGTAACAGAATGTATTGAACGTATCGGTAAGGCTGGTAGTAAGCCAATGTTCTTCTCTGCAGAGGAATTACCTACTCTTAATGAGTTGCTGAAGTTGCATAACTTTGGTGTTGTCAATTTCTATGAAGAACAGTCGCGTAAGTATATGAAGCTTTCAGAAACTGTACGGGACATGATTGAACAAGGTGAACGTGCTCAGATTGAATATGCACGGCAGTGTGGAGTAGATCAGAATGAAACCGAAGTTCATGTTCAAGTGAAACTTGAAGAAGCGTAAGCATCATGAATAGCAGAATTTCATCTTTACGGATTGAGCTTCTGCGAATACTAATTTGCTCTGAACCAACCATATTGTCTAAAGTTCAGATTTGGAACGGAGGACATTCAGAGCCCGCAAAAAAAGTATCAATTAGAGAAGATGGATCGGTCTTCTTCTATTATGGTAGTGGGCCGTTGTGGTGGCAAAGACTTTTTAATACTTATGAATCGGTAAGTATTATTGATGCTGCAATTCGTATAGCAGATGCTATAACAGGTTCTAATGGAACTCGTAATGAAATAGCTTTTGATGGTATTACTAAAAGTATTCTTGATGAAGCAATAAAGAAACGTGATTTCGATTGTGTAGTAGATATTCTATTTGATAGTATGCGGAATTGTTCGGACGGAGAACTACATTCTAAGTATATCAATCAGGAAAATATTAGAAAATACGCAAAAGAAAATGGACTCACTGGTAAAGTCATAATAGATGGAAATCTATATGGCTATGCTGGTATTAAAACACCTGATGGACGAGTAATTCCTATTAAACTCGGTCGGGTTACAGAATCATAGTATGAATTGGTACTAGTAAATTTCTATTACAGTGCTGAATTGGGCACTTATATAGAGATTACTGAACAGGGTAATCTCTAAACAGTTCCATAGCTTAATTGAATAGAGCAACAGACTTCTAATCTGTAGGTTATGGGTTTGAATCTCATTGGAACTACAAACTAGTAGATGATTGGTCAAGTATTAACTATTAAAACATTATCAATTAATATGAAATCAATTACATCTAAATATATTATTACAAAACGTAAAGAACTCAGTAATGAGATTACTAAATACTGGAATATCATTAAAAATGAAAACGTTATCCCAAAAGGGGCAACCCGTAACTTTGATTTGAAAAAGTTACTTGAAAAAATCCAGGAAATGGCAGATGAACGAATACTATTAAAACTTTATTTACAGTGTATAAATATGGGTTATAAGAAGTTTTCTGAATTATCTGCAACAAATAATTACTTAACTATATTTACTTTATGTGAAAAGCAAGAACAGCTTTTTCATTTAAGTAAGATTAAAACTATTGATCCAAAGCTTAAGCGAGCTAAAGGAAAGAAAGGATTAAATAATTCTGAAGAACTAACTTCAGCATATATTAGTACCTTAAAAAATAAGTTACAATTAGAAATTAATAAGTTAAATAAAGATATTGAAGATTTCAATGAAAGTGCAATACTTAATATTGAATCAGCTCCAATGTCTCTTGCAGCATAGTTATAATTTACATTATTCGTAAGACTTGGGGACGATAGTCCCCTCTCTTACATTTTTATTAACATTTAAAATTATCAAGATTATGGAAAAAGATATTTATATAGATAAAAGACAAAAAGAGTTTACAACTAAAGTAGCTAAAGAAGCTATGGAAGAGAATAAAAAGGTTAAACGTTCTAAAAAAGAACGTATTAAGGAAATCCTGAAAGAAGCAGGATTTGATCCTAAGAAACATTATACGGTAAGTGAAAAGAGAAAGTTCACTCGTATAGTAAAGAACAAATTGTTCACTAAACCTGTACCTGTTACGTTAACAGATGAACAGTGTAAAGAACGTTGTAAACAGCGTGTAATAGCTAAAAAAGCTCGTTTAGATGCTTTACCTTATGCTAGATTAGAGATTAAACCTGGTAAGCAACGAGGTGCTACTGCAGCAGAATTATCTATAAAGGAAAAGCCGAAGGAAAGAAAATTCCGCTATTCTATTCAGAGAAAGAGAGAAGGTGATAGTATGAGAACCTATGATTTCTTAACTGATAGTTTCATTGCAAAAACTAATGAAGAGGCTAAGAAGAAGGCTGCTAAATTAGCTAAGAAGTATGTTAAAGATACTTCATTTGCTGGAATTACTGTGCAAGATATTGAAGGTGATAATAACATAACTTATTATACTAAAAGTAAACTTCTTGCTGCATAATAGAATATAAGAAAGAAAGAAATAAAAATTAAAAGTTTTAAAGACATCAAATCATGAAAACTATTAAAAAGAAAATTAAAGACGAAGCAGCAAAAATTGCTCGTGCAAAAGAAAGAGTAGAAGCAAGAAATAATCGTAAATTGAGAGCTTTAGAACAAGCTCTTGAAATTCAAGCTTCAAATGAAGTAGATAAGGAAGAAAAATTAGAAGCTATATTCAAAGCAAAAATTGAAAGAAAGCATCGTCTAGATGCTAAACATAAAGCTGTAGAAAAGACAGCTAAAATTAAATCTTCTAAGAAGGTTATTGCTAAAAACTTATTAGGGTTATTTGGCAAAGACATTAAACTTGAACAAGCTCGTAGAAAGAAACAGAGCTCTCAAGATAAAGCTACATTCAAAGCTAAACAAGCTGAATGGAAAGCACAATATGTTCCTACAGGTAATACTGAAAGTAATCCTGCATTTATTGGACCTTGCAATATATTCATACGAGATAAATCTCATAATAAAGAAGCAAGAAAAGAACGTCGTTTAGCTAAACGACAGTTTCAGAAAGAAAAAGGATTATCTAAGTTTAAGATAAGAATGCAAATGCAACTTGCAAAGAAACAGGAACAAATGAAAAAGCTGAATAACGCAGCATAATCGTTATAAAATAACATCATATTACTTGGTTTCCTATATAGCTCAGTTGGTAGAGCCGCTAGTAATAGTGTGATTGCGCTGGTTCGAGTCCAGCTATAGGATCTAATTTTAACTTTATTAATATGATTATACGAAACAAAACTGTTTATGTATATGATATTGAAGTATTTCCGAATGTATTTCATTGTACTGTAAAGAATTCTGAAACAGGACAGTTATATATGTTTGAAATATCACAGCGAAAGAATCAATTAGATGAGTTAGTTCAATTTTTTCATACAGTAAACGAACAGCATAATTGGAATGATTTGTATACTACGGATATTCAACTAAACACTGATAAGATGTTTTGTGGATATAATAATCTACATTATGATAATGCTATTATAAATTATATCATAGATTATTATAATGTAATGAAATACAAAGGATGTAGAACTATTTGTAGATCTATATTTAACCTTAGTAAAGTAATAACTACTTCTAGTGAAGATAATATCGACGCTTGGAAGAAGTGGAAGTATGCAACTTATTTTGAATCTTTTGACCTGCTAACAATGCTCTATTCTAATAAATTAAGAGTAGGTTTGAAAGAGATGCAAGTTACTATGCAATACAAGAATGTACAAGAATTTGTATGTGATTGGCGAGCAGATTTACCTGAAAAAGAAATTGACTCAATGATTGAGTATAATATTAATGATGTTAATTCTACTGAGGAACTCCTCAATCGATGTAAAAAAGACGTTGATTTAAGAATAGCTATTGAAGACGAATACAAAGTAAGAGTACTTAGTAAAGATGGCGTAAATATTGGTATGAAAATCCTAACTCAAAAGTATTTAGAGAAAACGGGACAAACATGGTGGGATATTAAAGATTTGAGATCTCCTATGTCAGTTATACCATTAAAAGATGTTATATTACCATTTATTAAGTATGATAGTCCAATACTACAAAAGGTATTATCTGATATGAAACAACAGATAGTGTCTCCAGGTAGGAAAGGATATGAAAACAAGTTCTTATTTGAAGGACTAAGATACTCTGTAGGAGTTGGAGGGATACATTCTGTGAATGATCCTGAAATAATTATTCCTAAAGAAGACGAAATGCTCATAGATATAGATGTTGCTTCACTATATCCAAGTATGCTAATAGAATATGAGTTCTATCCTAAACATTTAGGTAAAGAATTTCTAGAAGTGTATAGACAAATAAAGAATGAGCGTATAGAAGCTAAACACAAAGGTGATAAAGTTAAAAATGAGACTTTAAAGCTCGCTCTCAATGGATTATCTGGTAACTTACAGAATGAACATAATTTCTGTTATAGTCCTTTTGCAGTAATGCAGATTAGAATAAATGGACAGTTACTACTACTAATGTTAGCTGAAAAATTAACCCAAATAGGATGTCGAATCGTCCAAGCAAATACTGATGGTTTATTTGTATTACTTAAGAAGAGTGTATATGAACAAGTAAACAATATTTGCAGAGATTGGGAACAACTTACTAGACTTACTCTAGAAGAAGATCGTTTTAAAGCTATGTATCAATATGCTATTAATGACTATTTCGCTATTACCGAAGATAATAAAGTAAAAGAGAAAGGTATGTTTATTACTACTGTGAAATTAGGAAAAGGTCTAACTCCAAAGATCATACCGAAAGCAGTAATAAACTTTTTTAAAGATGGAGTACCAGTAGAAGATACTATAAAAGGTTGCAAAGATATAAGAGATTTCTTAATGTCTGAGAAGACTGGTAAACAATGGCATGTTGAGTATATGAATAAAGAACAACAGAGAACTAACCGTTTCTATGCATCTACAGATGGTGGATACTTATGGAAATGGAAAGGAGGAGATATTGAAGAAGATAACTACGTATGGGACAATAATATACAGTCTTATAAGGAGCAAGGAAAAAGAATAGTAAATACTCCAAAACAGTACCAGAATATGCTTACTGCATCTGGTGTTACTTTATTAAATTACTTAGATGATAAACCAATTGAAGAGAGAAAGATTAATTATAGGTATTATATAATGGAAGCCTATAAGATAATTAGAGAGTTAAAACCATTACAATTGAGCCTATGGGACTAACAGAGGCTTATCAGATATATTTCAGAACCGTAAGCTCGTATAATATATGAGAATATGATTTTAGAAATAGACACTTCTATCTTAGATAGAATACCAAATTTATCTATTAATCAATTAGTATTCCTAACACTTGTATTGAGTGATATCAAAAACATCAATCAAGACATTCAAAAACTTCTCAGCCTAGTTAATGAAGAAGAAATACAAGAGTTAGAATCTCGCAATCTGATTACTACCAGTAATGTAGATAATACTAATGTCATAAGTAAAACATTATATTTAGATGAACTTCTTAAAGAAGATAAATCTATGTTTGATGAATTTTATGACCAATTTCCAGTTTATGTTATAAGACCTGATGGAACTAAAGGTTTCTTAAGAGCTAATATAAACAAATGTAGGAAAGAATATAATCGTATTGTAGGTAAATCTAAAGCAATGCATGAACATATCATGAATTGTCTAAGATTTGAAATTGACAATAAGATGCTAACAGGCAAAATAGGTTATATGAAGACTATGTGGAAATGGCTCACTCAACATGAGTGGGAGACTTGCGAGGAACAAATGAAAGTAGACCAACCTATAATAAGTAATGATTATGGAGCAAACATCTACTAAAACACTATCATTCCGTCATATATCCTCTGCAACTAACGAAGCAGTAGAATATATTAGAAAAAGAAAGAATCATGAGATTATTTCTTTAAGAACTAGATGGAATAAGTTCAATCGAAACTGTATGGGTGGAATTGAACCAAATACAATATATACTATAGTAGGTATATCAGGTAGTGGTAAATCATCATTTGTTAATACGTTAGAAACTGATTTAATAGACTTAAATTCTAATCAGGATGTTATAGTACTTAATTTTTCATTTGAAATGTTAAGTTCTAGGCAGGTAGGTAGAAAATTAAGTAGTAAGTTAAGGCAAACTACTACTGAGCTATATAGCGCTAATATAGAGTTAGAAGATGATATATTAGCCAAAGTTGAACAGGCTTCTCAACAGATAAAATCATATCCGATATATTATGTAGATACACCGGGTTCTGTTGAAGATATAGCTTCTACTATAGATTACTTTTACGAAAACAAAGCCAAAGACAAAAAATTTGTGATCATATTAGATCATACTTTACTTGTTGAAGGTCAAGGACGTGAAAGTGCACTGCAAGTGATTTCAGATTTACAGAAACTATTTATTAAGGTAAAGAAGTACCCTAATACTACTATAATTCAGTTATCACAGATGAATCGAAACATTGAGGCTCCTGATAGAATTAATAATCCATCTATGCATTATCCAATGCGTAGCGATATTTCTTCCGCTGATACGATATTTCATGCGTCAGATTATGTTATCTGTATTCACAGACCGGAATTACTCAATATCCAACAATATGGACCAAATCGTTTACTAGTTAAGAACAAAGTCTTTCTGCATATGTTAAAAAATAGAGATGCAGGAGAATGTGCAATATTAGAGTTTGAAAACGATCTGAAATACAATAATTTAATTGAAACTATACGAGATGAAGAACCAGCAAAGAAATTTTCGTTTAGTAATAACAATTAAAAAAGGCTGAAATTTATGAAAACATATACATTTACATTACCGAAAACTATTGACACTGCTAAGACTTATAAAGAGAAGTTAATGGATCGTATGATTACTGCATACCCGTGGTTAACAGTAGAAAGCAAGAGTGATTATCCTAAGCACAATTATGGTATTGAATATGCTGGTGCCGGTGATTTAATTACTTTAGGTATTAGTAATACACACAATGTAGGTTGGTTACCTGCAGGTAGCTATGCATTTGCTACTGATAATACTAATTTTGATTTGGAAACTGAATTCTTTAGCGCAATTAATGCAATTGACTTGTATGCTAAAAAGAATTATCCGTTTATCAAAGATTATGACTTTGAAGACGAATTTGGTACTCCGATTAAGATTTTTGATAACTTCGTACAGATCGGTTACGAAATCATACCGATTGCAACAGGTTCTTTGAACCACCTGAAACCCAAGACAAAGAAAATTATACTTGATATTACTATTAAGATTAAGAACAATAAAACTTATTGGTTCTAATATTAGAATTATTCCGTACTATCAGAAAAATATCAGAGAATATCAGAATAGGAATACAAAAATAGCTTTTTATGATTGTATTACCGAAAGAAAAAATTAAAGCTAAAGTAGAAAACCCTAGATTTCTAATAATCTTTGGAAAACCTAAAGCTGGTAAAACTACTTTAGCATCTAAATTAGATAATAATCTTATTGTCGATTTAGAAGGAGGTTCTGAATTCCTTGAGGCATTAGCAGTACAAGCTAGATCTGTAAAAGATTTAGGTGAAATTGCAAATGCTATTAGAACAGAAATTAAAGAAACGGGTAAGAAACCGTATAAATATATTACTCTTGATAATGCTTCAAGACTTGAAGAGATATGTCTAAGCTATGCGGTTCAGCTGTATAAAGCTACTCCTATGGGTAAGACATATAATGGAACAGATGTTAGGACATTGCCTAATGGTTCTGGTTATATGTATTTACAGCAAGCTGTGAGAAAAGTAATAGACATGTTCAGAGACTTGTGTGATAACTTTATTCTTATTGGTCATCTTAAAGATAAGATGATTAATAAAGATGGAGAAGAAATGTCAGAGATGTCTCTTGATTTAGTAGGTAAGCTTGCTAATATCATATGTGGAGAATCAGATGCCGTAGGCTATGTATATAGAAAGAAGAATGAGACTAGAATCTCATTTGAAGGTGGAGATAATTCAGTAAGAGAAGCAAGAGCACCACACTTAAGAGGACAGAACATAGTATTAGCAGAGAGTGATGATAATAATAATATTATTACTCATTGGGATAGAATATATTTACCTGAATAATTAACCTATAAAGTAAGCATAGCTTCTTTTAGGTTAGAATCTATGCTTACTTCCTTAACAAAAGAAATAAGTCATGATTTATAGTACAGAATTAGCAAACCAGATTGAAATTACAGATAGCAAGAGTAAGTATTTAGAAGCAGGTATTCACGATGACGTGAAACTTGTATCTGCTAGAGTAGATAAATCTATTAATGGAAATACTTTTCTTGAAATAAAGTTTGAAAAAGATGGACAGGAGCTCATTCATACAGAATGGGAATCTGGTAAAATGCCAGGTATGTCTGAAGAAGAATACCAAGCCAGAGGAAGTAGACAAGTAAAGCGCATACTTCAGATATTAGGGTGTTTTTATCCTAAAGAAGCTCTAGTATTTACTGGTACATCTTACAAAGAATTTGCAGACTGGGTAGTTAATTTGCTAAATGCAGCAAACAAAAACATATTACTTAAAGTAAAGATAGTATATAATAAAAAAGGCTATACTACATTGCCTAGCTATTGTAAATTCAAATTCATCGAACCAATGGTATTACCTGAAGGAGAGAAGAGTATGATTACAGAGCTTAACATAGACCAGTTTACTCGTCCTGTGTTAGCAGACAATGAGAAGAAGGAAGATAATCCGTTAGAAAATAGTGATCTTCCTTTCTAATAGTCTTTAAAAAATAGCAGCCTACGCTAGGCATTATATAGCGATACGTGAGTAGCATACCGCTGTGTGATATAGAGACTTAGGTTTAAATCCTAATTGGTCTTACAGGTAATGCTGAGGTCGATAGTAGAAGACGAAAAATCTACACTATAGAAATTCACAGAATTTGAATAGTATGCACTCACGTTTTATATGGCGCCGTTCTGCTAAATGGTAAGCACTAAAGGTTACTTTAGGAATATGAGTTCAAATCTCATACGGGGCCCTAAACAATATATCATATGGTTTACGATACTACAAACATACAAGAAGATGACGTTCTTACTTTAGATTACATACTATCTAAAGTGACAGAATATGATATATATACAGCGTATATAGGTAATTTTAAAGTAGGTATGATATATAATAGTCCATTTAGGAAAGATAAAAATCCTTCATTTGGATGTTTCTATAGTAGGACTACTAAACAGTTAATGTTTAAAGATCACGGTACAGGAGATTGCGGTAATGTAATCAAATTTGTATCTCTACTTACAGGCATAACTAACTATTCTGATATACTAAAAGATATAGTTAGTAAGCTTAAAATTACTAAGGATACGCAACTCGTTAGCTCTAAGCAATATATACCGTCAACAGAGACTGTAATTGGTGTTGTAAGGCAAGACTTTACTCTAATAGACATCAATTACTGGTCTCAGTTCAATATTTCTACTACTACTCTGAATAAGTTTGGAGTAAGTAGTATTAAGTATTATCTATGTAACGGAATTGTAAAGGGTATTTATAAGGATACTAATCCTATGTATGCGTATAAGGTGTATAATCATTTTAAGATATACAGACCTTTAGCAGACAAATATACAAAATGGCGTAACAATCTAACTGAATTAGATATTCAGGGTTATAAACAGTTACCTAAAACTGGAGATATACTCATTATTACAAAGAGTATGAAAGATGTCATGTGTTTATACGAAATGGGGATAGCTGCAATTTCTCCATCCTCCGAAAGTACTTTTATTCCAGATAAGGTACTAAAACAGCTTAAGAAACGATTTAAGCGCATTATCATTATCTTTGATAGAGATGAAGCTGGTGTTAAATATCTTCGCAAAATGAGCCTTAAAACAGGCTTAGAAGGCTTATTAGTACATAAAAAGTTTAAAGCTAAAGATATATCAGATGCTATTAAAGTTAATGGATTTGAAACTATTAAAAAATGGTTATATGAAGAAATTTTTTAAGACATTAGGAAGTATTATAGCTATACCATTGTCAGTACTTCTTATTATGTATGGTATTCCTGCATTCTTATTAAACTATTTTATAAATATACTAAATAGTAAGATTAAGGAAACTAATGAATACTATAAAAATTTATGGAAAGTAGTAAAATTTAGTTGGAATAATATATTATGTGGTAATAAAATTATGACACGAAGTATTTACTATGTTTCTAATGGTAAAGAAACTATGGGAGTAACTAAAAAGAACTACTACTAATAATTATGACAGTTAACGAATTTAACGATAAGTATAAAGATTACTTAGAGGAAGGTCATTATGGATTAGATATAGACAATTCATATGTTATAGACTTACTTGACAAAGTATTTACAGGTTGGATAGAAGATTCTAAAGATTTTAGGTACTCTCAAATCAAACTAAAATTTGGTATGGCAAGAGTATACGTTGAAGGAATTGATAGAGATACTATTTCTACTATTGAAAATGCAATTGATATCTTAATGAAAGATGAAAAGAAGGAAGAAATAGTCAACAGGGAAAGTTCGGAATGCAACTCCTAATGAATATAATGGAATTAAATTTCGTAGTAAACTAGAGACTTATACATATAAAAAGCTGAAAGAAGCAGATATCACGGCAGATTACGAGATGCATCGATATGAGCTACTTCCAGCTTTTACTTTTAATGATAGGAAATATCGTCCTATGACTTATTTACCTGATTTTGTAGGTAAAAATTTCATTATTGAATGCAAAGGTTATCCCAATGAGGCATGGCCTTTACGTGAAAAACTATTCAGATACTATTTATATTCTAATAAGTTAGATATAGATTTTTATGTAGTACATACATAGAAAGAAGTAGATGAATTAATAAAGAAACTAAAATGATACTATTTTATAGTATATTGATATATAAACTAACGAAACACTTACAATATGAGAATATGCGGAGTGAGTGACTTACATGGTAATTTAGATTTTAAATTACCTAAATGTGATGTTCTATGCATCTGTGGAGATATAGTAGAACTTAGTGTTCAAAGAGACTTAGAAGAGAGTAGAAAATGGTTCATAGATACTTTCTTTCCTTGGGTAGAATCTTTACCTTGTGAGAAAGTTATTATTACTCCTGGAAATCATGATTTCTTTTTAGAAAATATGTACGAAGGAGAGCAACCAGATTTCGATGTACCTGATAAGTTAAAAATACTTATAGATGAACTATATGTATATAAAGATGTAAGATTCTATGGAACTCCTTGGATAAGTCCAATTCATTGGCAGAAATGGGCTTTTGAATTACCTGTATATGAAGAATGTCCATATAAGAATATACCTGAATGTAATATACTTTTAACACATGAGAACCCTAATTACAATGAGGTTCTAGAGTACTATTGTTTTGGTAAGTATATGCATCACTTTTTTGGGCATTGGCATGATGGAATATCATATGGTTATTTGAACCAACATAACTGTTCAATATTAACTAACAGTTATTCAGAAAGAAAGAATTTAAAGATTGTCACTGTAGACTTAGATACTAGTAATATTAATTACAATGAATATAGCCATCCAAGTTGGGATGACATTCTAACAATTATAGTTTCTATAAAGTCTGATGATACATCTAATGATATTAGTATATCAGAAGATATTAAAAAAATAAATACTTTATAGGAGCATGTGAAAATACAATAGCAGCATGAAAATAGAAATCCCGTATTATGAAGACAATACGAGAATATCAAATTCTGCAATAGGTTGGTTCTTGAAGAAAGGACCAAGATACTATCGAGATATGCTTGATGGTAAAGAGGAAGGATTAAAACTGCCTCAACTTGAAAAAGGTACTATGATTCATGAGTATATACTTCAACCAGAGGATTTCTGGAATGACTATATGATCCTTGAATACGATACACCTAAAGTAAAACAACAAAAAGATTTTTGTGATTGGTATACTACATTAAAGGCTACTAATCCATTAGAAGATAATGATAAGATATTATTAGATGCTTATAATAACGCTTACAGTAATAAATTATCGAATGAAGCTAAATTAGCTATAGCTAAAGATTTTGAATTAAAGTATAGTGAGTATATTAAATCAAGATCTTTAGAACAAACAAAAAAAGTAATATCTTTTGCTGATTTAAATATGCTTAAAAATATTAAGAAAAATATTGATGAGCATAAAAAAGCAAATGAATTACTTACAAATGACCTAGGTTGTGAATGCCATAATGAATTTCACATAAACTGGGAGGATCCAAAATATAAATTACCTTGTAAATCCTTGTTAGACAGAGTTAAGATTGACCACGTTAATAAGAAGATTATAGTAATTGATTTAAAGACAACTGCTGATGTCTATAATTTTAAACATTCTGTAGAGACATATGATTATTATAGACAAATTGCATTTTATTTGCTTGCAATTACATGGTATATGAACGATCAAGAGATTGATATTTCAGACTATGATTGCGAAGCATACATTATTGCTATTCAGACTAATAGTAATAATGAAGTAAGGGTATTTAATATGTTAAACGAAAATGAGTTAATGAACAGTAAAGACATAATTTTCGATACATTATCAGAACTTTCATATCATTATCAGAGTAATAACTGGGATCATACTCGTAATTATTATGAAAATGATGGAACTGAAGAACTTTGAGCCTAAAACATTAAATGATTTTCTAATTGCTATAACTACAGATTCATGTGAGGAAATATATGAAGTAGATGAAATTATAGATATTAATGAAGAAAATATACTTTAATAAATATAATAAAGGGTTGCGTTATTATGCAACCCTATTTAAAATAAATCCAATAGTATTTACTTCAGATTTATTTGTAGATATTACTATAGATAAAGAGTTTTTAATACTTCAGTATAAAACATATCCCAGATATTATATAGTAAAAAGAATTCAAGAAAATGAGTTCTTTTACAATGATATAATAAAGGATAATGTAGTTTGTTATAGGTTTAAGTTAAAAACTAATGACCAAAAAGCTGATTTCAGTATAATGCAAACTAATGGTACGCAATTTTGTACTAAAGAATTTATATTAAGTATGGCAATACTTTGGAAAGATTATTTAGATAGTTCATTTTATGATACTATACTTTAAGAATTACTCTACACAAAAAAGGCAGGCTTTGTGAAAAGCTTGCCTTTAATTTTTTAATCACCCGTAATCTAAGTATCATAATATCTACGTTTACTTAGAATATCAATTAATTCAATTAGATTTTTGAATGGAGTTATTTTCCATATATTTCTTTCTAATTGAGTTTTTCCTCTATAAGCACCTCTAGTTATTGTTTTACCCTATTTACTTTTTTCTCCTCTTATATTTGATAATATCAAATCGTAAGGATAGGAAATTACAGACCCAACGTTATCTAATAATGAGTATAGCGGGGTAGGTGTTTTAATAGTGCTATATATATCTACTAGGTTATATGGAGCAATAGTTTCAAAAACAGTCCTAGCCATTACGTAAGCAAATAGATTAAGAAGTATATTCCTTTTATCCTTATCTGCCGCTTCTTTCAGAACATTCCTTATTAAAGGATATAAACACATACACAATGCTACTTCTATCTTCAACTTCTTAATATTAGTTCTATCTAACTCGCTTGAAAAACCTCTATTAAGAAAAGTCTATTTTAAAACAGTAGTAAGAAGGTCTGCTCCTGATTTGTCTTTCCAAGTTTGAGCAAATACTCTAAACGGAGTTTTAAGTATGGCTTCTACTTCTCTTTGAGTTTGATAATCCCATTGCCTATCCATAGTAAAACTCTATTGAAGACTGATAGGGATATATTGTCTATGCATCATACACATTGCACCAAATACATTAGCGCTCATCTAGGCTTTCTGTAAAGGACTTAATTGACCATCTGCAGAACCAGCTAACTATCTAGCAGCATTACCGATAGTAAACTTAGCTTTATCTACAGCTTGTTGATACTCTGGGGAAATAGCAACTATTTTGCCAGCACTAAACTTAGTTAAAGCTTTAAATGATTTAGCTTTCTTCCATCTCTACTAGGTTTCATCTGTTCTACCATATTTATTATAAAACATTTCGTGATGCATGAATTGTCCATCAATGTATTTATAATCGTACATTACACTATTTAGTATTTGACCTTTTATAAAATAATCAGATACTGAGTATAATCCAAAAGCCCACTACTTCTAAATGACATTTATAAATTTAGGTCTATTAGTATTAGTAAACAAACTATCCATAGTAGAACCAACTTCAAAGTAATCCATATAAGCCATCTATTCGCTCTTATATGTTCTACTACCAACACTTAAACCGTGTTTAAATAAATCGAATACTATATCTTTAAATGCGCTTACTGCATTACTAAAAGTATAATATCTACCAGTTAAAGAATTAACAAGATGAGCGTGAGCAGCAGTAAAGAAACCAGTAAATGCACAAGCGAAGTTTAAACCAAGATTTCGTAATGTACCATAACAAGTAATAGTCTTTAATAGCTTGGTTATACTTATCTATCTGTCTTTAATAGATATAGATAAAGCATTAGTCTTAACATCGTATAGATTCATATTAATAAACTTTTCTGCAAACTTATATATATTAGTATCAGTTCCAAGTTTAGGTTCTTGTTTACCGGTAAATACTCTCTTAATTGAACCTATAGTACTAGTACCAGTATACTTTCTCTATGATAAAAATGACTTTATATTTTCTACTTTACCTTTCACTTCATTCTTCTGTTTGAAGTTTTCTGCCATTTTAAAATACTGAATAACAGAACCTACCATATCTGCTGATATAGTAGCTGGATCGTCTAGCTGTTTAGTAAAGTATTGAGGAATAAGAGCTAAAGAAGTACCATCTGGAGACGTTAAAACCTTTTTATTTATACCAACATCATCATTCTTTACAGTAGCAGCATCTAACAAATAGTTACCTATAGCAGCAAATGGATTAAATCCTGATGCTTTAAGATGTTTATACAAACTACCTGATATTTGAGGTAATCTATATTTGTTTAAATACTCTAGATTATTTAATTTACTATTAGATTCCTCCATTGTGTCTATTAAAGCTTTTCTAAGCTCAGATAATGCTTTATTAGACATTGCTTCATTATATGCTTTACTATTATCATATATTGACCTCTTAGGCTGATAATACTCATCATTATCCTATTTGTAGTTCTTATTAACAAATGGAGACTCTGAAGATAATTCAGACAAATTAGAAGAAGGAATAACCTGTATATACTTACTGTCTTTAGGAGCAATCTTTGTATACCATGATTTAGGAGCAGTTCCAGTAGATGTATTATAAGTATTAGTTAAATAGAATACCTCTGAACTACCAGGAACTTCTTGGTCTTTTGCCAGCGCAGCTGCTTCATCTCTCTTATAAGCTTCAGTAGCTACTACTCTAGCTATCTTACTAAATTCAGTCTTTGATCTCTTTTTTTTAGATGACTTTCTTATATTATTCATCTTAATCTCTAACTAATCTAGTAATCTCTTAGTAGAATTAGGCATTAATTTAGGATTCACTTCACCAGTACGGTTATCTCTGAACATATTTAAGATAGCTCTCTTCTACTTATTATATTCAGCATATACTTCTCCGTAGTCAGCTCTATCTAAATTAGCTAATTGTTCGTAAAACTCCTCAGTATATACAACTCTAGTGTTACGATCCATCCACTTTTTAAATTCATGCTTACTTAGACTATTTCTTTTTTCTTCAATCAAATCTTGGAATTTCTATTGATTATAGTTCTTATTAAGATTCTTTGATAATTTATTATTTAGTTCAGTAAGTTCATCAGCTATTCTTCTTTCTACAGAACCTTCTGGCTTTTCATTACCGTATATATCGTAAATACTAGCTAATTCCTTTTTTTCTAATTCATACTGTTGTAGAGTATTCCATTCCTCATCTGTCATTGATTCATAATGAATTACTCCATTATTATCTCTATACTTATTAGATAAAGTTCTTATCTTAGACATTATTATTTCTCTTGCTGAAGCTGCTTCAGGGCTAAGAGAATTCATTAAATCATAGAATTCATTAGTATATTTACGTTCACAGTGATCTGATAACCATTTATTAAGTCTTTTGTTATACTCTGTTCTAGTAGCTATATTCTCAGGTAATTGAAGAGTTTGATGGTCTACACCGAATTCTTTCTATAACTATTCTTTAAACTATTTTAAGTCTTTGTAGAATCTACCATAGTTCAAATCTCTAATTATATAACCTGTAGTATTACCATTCTCATCTACTTCAAACAATAGCTTTTGATTTCTATTTCCTGCTACTTTTAATAGTTTGTTTAGTTCATTAGCTTTTTGAAATACTACTTCATTTATACTATTTTCAGTATTCTGTAGTATATTAAATAAACTCTTAATAGCTTCATCATTGATTCTATCTCCAGAACCTAATACTCTAGTAATGTAGCTAATATCAAAGTCTGTTTTTCTAGTATTTTCAGATATATAGTTATATATAGTAGGGCTATTTACTTTCATGCCTTCCTTTAACATAATTCTCTAGGCATTAACTACTTGCATACGCTTAACTGCATCATAGCTCTAATCTAAAATACTCTTACATAATTGTAGTTCTGTCATTAATTTATTATAGTTTGATTCTCCTACAATTTGTTTATAAGTATTCATGTTTACTAAAGAATTATATATATCTTTAGCCTACTCACAGTAAAAAGCAAAATAGTTCTTATTCAAAGCTACAAGTTCCTCATCTGTTAAAGCATCAGCCTAACCTTTATAAGCTTCTACTACTCTATTACCTACATCTCTAACATCTAGTTTTAAGTCTGTAATAAAAGAAGCAATAACATCAAAATCATTTATAGCATTATTCTATAAATTAGCTATCTGATATTTTATGTTCTCTATTACTTCTGTTCTTTTAGATATATCAGTAATATCTATACTACGTAATCTAGACTGTAAACCAGATAGTAAGTTCTATCTTATATCAGATAATCTCTTATCTAACTCTTCTTTAGTATCAAAGTTATATTTCTCTGCTTCATGAATATTTGTTTCAAGCTGCTTAACTTTATTGTTTAATGACTTCTCAAATCTAACATTAGCAGATTCATTATTATCTTCTAAATTGAAAGATAATAATTCCATTAACAGACCTCTAGTATTTTCTGTATTTTTTACATGCTCTCTTCCAGTAAGTAAATCAATGATTGCAGACCATACTTCTCTTATTTTACTTATAGCTTCTTCAAATAATCCTTTCTATCTAGCATCATCTATTATGTTATTTACAAATTCTTCATTAGTAAGAAATTCAGCTATAAATTCATATTCATCTTTTAACCCATATAATGCACCAGTCCACTTACCTTTTTCATCATATATCTCCTAATATAGTTTTCTATTGAATTCTAATAAGTCTTTTACCTTATTATATATCTTTATTTCCAGGTCAGTACCTACACCATTTTTAACATTTTCAAAAGATCTTGAAGTAAATGCATGAACCATTTCATGTACAATACTTTTTGCATTGTACTCCATATCTGTTTCTTCAAATATCTCTTTATTAATCCATATAGTGTGAGTATTATCACTATACCACATGTAATCCCCATTAGCTAATTGATCTTTTTCTTCTGTTATACCAATATATACATCAGTATCAGAGAATAAATCAACTATCTAGTATGCTATAGAATCTTTTGATATATACTATTTTAATTTCTCAACCACTTGCCCTGATGTGGTACTCATGTGAGGAGAACCATCTGACCAAGTACCAGTAATATCACCTATATTTGAAAAGAAGTCAGAAGGTTGTTCCTAAGCCGGTATAAACGTTTTAGCTATCTATCTAATAGCTTGATGACGATTTCCGTCAAAACGTCTTAAAAGGTCTGAAAATAGCTCAGACTAAGACCCGTCAGGGCCCTAGTCTATAGCATAACCATTATTTTCAGATATGATATAATAAGCAGCGTCTTCACTGCCTAACACTCTAGCAACTTCATCAACAGCTGCTTTTACTTCTTTGTTATTTAAATTTAAACACTGCATAATTATTCACATTCTTTTTTACGTTTCTTACCCATTTCAGCGAGATAAGTCATATCTACCACATCTTCAGTAATATCCATGTTGAAAGCTTCATTTGCAATAGAAGAAGTATCTACATTAGCAAAAGGATCTTCCGTTTCTTGTGAGAATTGTTCTTGCATATCAGAGAATATATCTAACTATTCATTTATGATGTCCATAGCTTCAGATCCATCAAATGATTCTTCTAAACTAACATTGACAAAGTCTGATACATCTGTTTCATCATATACTACATTATCTTCAGATAACGGATCTATATTAAAGGTAGTATCTACTACTTGCGTATCAGATACATCACCTTCTATTTGCTTCTATGTTCCGTTTATTTTTACCTAAATATTATCTGAACTAAGAGGTATAAACTGTTTAGTAAATCTACTTTCATCCTTTAATTTAGGTAATTTAACTCTAGACATTGCAGTTTCTGCTATAACACTATCGTCAGTTAATACATTTTCATCAAACGCATTCTAATCAAAAGCTGATATATCCAAACCACCTTTTGCAAATTCATTAACTCTAAACCCGTTTTCTTTAATACCTAATTTAGGTATTCTCTTATAGATTAGTTTAGCCCCTCTTTTACTCTTCTTACCTTCATCATTTACATAAGCTATTTCACCAATTAATTGATATAATTGAATTGAAGTATTATACCCAGAACCATTATTTACAGTTATAAATTCAGCTCTTCTAGTTCTATAGTGAGGAACAGCAAAGCTATCATACATTGTAATAGCTTTTCCTCCAATATTACTTCTAGATTTAGACAATACAATATCATAATCACTACTCTTAGAACGGTCTTCCTATTGTTGTTGGAAAGGATCGTTACTATTAGGTTTAAGATTGATGTTATACTTAGGAACTATGTTAGGGTCATCCCACATGTTTCTAGCTATAGTCAATCTAATAGAAGGAAAACTCATAGATTGAGGATCATCACCAGTTTGAGCTATAGAGCTATATCCAGATACATCTCCTCCATTTTTAAATTGGTCTAATACTTCTTTAATATTAGATACATAACCGTTATCAATCTTATATTGAATAGGAACTAAATGGAAGAACGCATTTACTCCTCTTTCATCATAAGAAGTATAATATGCATATTTAACCAAATCTTCTGCAAATTCTCTAACTACATCATCAGTATCTTCAAGTAATTGAGCAAAAGCAGATATTAACTGGTTCTCCCTATCATAGTCGTTATTCATCGATGATTCAGATAGAATAATTCTGTCTACATTCTGCCCTTCTAAGCCATCTGCTGGATATTCCTATAAATAATTTAATAATTCATTCTTTATAGTACCATCTTGATTAATAAGATGTGGGAAAGCATCTTTATTAAGTAACAGATATCTCTTAAGTTTAGTTAATCTAGAACACATGGTATTCTTACCTACAAACATACCTCTAAATTGATCATCTGTCATTTTAAGGAAATCAGTGTTAGAAGTAGCTCTAGCTCTAATTATACTATCAATCATTCTATTTATATTCTGAACAAACTTCTTATCACCCTAGTGTTCATAGGATATTAAATCATTACCGTCTGTACCTTTAATAATATCTCCTCCTACGATATTACCCATCACTGAATTAAATATATTCTAGTAAGTCCAAGTTGCAGGAAACGTTTGACTCTTAAGAATCTTTCTAGCTATAGTAGTAGCGTTATATAACTTCTTACTTAAGAATGTATTACTAAAGTAGTATTTCAAAGCATCGTCTACTTCTTTACCTTTTATTTCAAATACTCCAGAATTATCATATATGAACGTCTGATATGAATTCACAAAGTTTAACTATAGTGCGAGATTATTACCAAATTTCTTAGTATCAATTTGAGATCTATGCACCAATTCGCTAAGTGTTTTGGCATCCATACTTAGTTCTTTATAAGCATGTAATACAATGATCTATTGATATAAGAATGATAAATTATCCTATTTTCTATTCTTTAAAGCATATATAAGACTGGATTCATCAAATACCTATGTCTTATCTATTACTTCACTTTTTATTCCAGGATATGCAGAGTAACCAATTTCTTCAGCTAAACCATTATATTTAGCTTTCCAATTTTGTTTATTTTCACCTTCTGGCAGAGCGTCTATAGCTTCCTTAAGTAACTTACCATATACATTGTATAATCCAGTGATTATCTAGTTTTCCTACAGATTCTCAGCGCCATATACTCCTTTACTATTAATGACTCTATTGGATAATTCTTTTAATATAGGTTGAGCTAAGAAATAGAAAGTATTCTTACCTTTACCACCTCTAAGTAATAAGTTAGTCATATTATAAGTAACCTGATTAACATTCAAAGCAATAATGTAAGGGTCTTTAGCTACGTCTACGTGAGCATTAATCATAGCAGATAACCAGTCAAGAATTCTAAATCCATCTTGACCTTTAATAGCATCTAAATCTCCTAACTGGTATACATTACTATGACTATATATCATATTAAGATGCATTAACTGTGTTAATACATGATTAGTGGAGTTAAGAGCAAATGGAGCAATACCGGCTTTACCACTAGTATATTCTTCCTTTCTAGATTCTTGAAAAGAAGGTAATAGTTCATAGAAAGGATCGGCCTCTTGTTTACTAGTACTTGATATCAAAGGTAACACCTCATCCTATAACATACTTGTAAGAGTATCAATAGATGCTCTAGTTTCAGCCATATTCTTAGTATCGGACACTACTAATTGATAGTTCTATATTATCATATTCTATAATGCCTCAGAACTTTGTTTGCTTATATCATCATTAGTATATTGAATAATATTACCATCTACATCATAATTCAACATAGCAATATACAGTTTATCAACGTCAAAGTCAGAACCAGTCATTGCCGTAAATTCGTCAGGAACAACGATAGTATCACTAAACCTGTCCGGAAGTACATCGACTACTTTAAATGAAAAAGTAGAAGACAAACCTTGAGTAGGGATACGATAACCAATACCTTGAGGAATTGAATTAGCACCAATTACATTATGGTCAATTAACCATTTTTTCATATCTCCATAAGAAGTCTAATATTCTTTTGGTACTATATGTCTAAAGAAGTTAGTACTCAGAATAACATCCATGCTTCCATCTTTATTCAGGAATCTAAGTTTATTACCACCATTAAATGCACCATTTAACTATGATTCTTTCATTCTAGCATCTGTTGCTTTTAAACCAAATGAGGACATCTGAATAGCAGAACCACCAGGAGTATTAATATCTACTACTTCTTTATTTATGAACGATACAATTCTACTTTCAATCCACTGTCTACTACTCTAAGCTGCCAACGGTACAAGTATATTACCGTCCTAATCAATAGTAAGACCTTTAACAAACTCATCAGACATACCAGAACTAACTGCCTAACTGACTAAATAATCTGATAAAGCCTTATTATTCAGTTTGCCTTTATGGAAGAATCTCTTAATTATTCTCTTATAACCTATGTCAGATAACCGATTAATAGCATCCATTGTTTGAGTCTTAATCTATTGACCAGTCTTAGTAGTAGCTTTATTAGTACCGTATACTCGATCATCTATAAGATTACCTAAACATATTTTAACAGCCTAGGTACCAAATGAACGGTCAATATGCTCATGTGGGTCTGTATTCAACTGTAAACGTAAGTTACGAATATCCTAAACAAATACAGGTAAATCTCCTTCTTTCTTAGTAAGATTAAAGGATTTTTTATTTAAACCCTCTACATTAAAATGTTCATTCCTAGGTCCTTCATAAGCCTCAAATTTAGTTCTACCACCAACCTTAACAGCAGATTCAAAAGTAACCATATCAATTACTCCTAGGTCTTCATTATTCATGCGGTCGTATAAAACTTTATTGTCAGCTTTAGCTATTACTTTGAATAATGGGAACATAGCCATCTTATCAAATACGGGAACATTCAGATTTATATCACTTTCTCTATGGTCCCCAAAGTATACCATCTTTAAAGGCTTAACTACAAGAGCCAAAGTTTTCTGATATAACTCTGGTTTATTCATCCATGATTCATCTTCTCCTTCCATTATTTGATAAGCTTCTTCGACAGCATCACTCCATTGTCCTAAAGCTTTCATAATACGCCTATACATAGCAGGACGAATATATACCGCAGCGTCAGATTGATTGATATTACCATCTACGATATTTCCTTTATCGTCTCTTCTAAAGTCATACGGTCTAGCGCTAGCATTAGTATAACTATCTACGAACTCTTTTTGATTCTTAGTGAGAGAATTATAGAAAGCGTCTTCTTTCTATTTAGTAGATAAAGCTTCTATTATAGCGTTGTCACTTAAACCAGGATTCGCTTCACTATATAAGTCACGTAAAATAGAGTTTCGGAATATGCTTTTTAATTCATTATAATAATCAGAACCAAGCATATTATCGGCTAAATGCATTACAGTTACTTTGGTATCGTTTTCAGTAGGATTGTCCCAAACAGTTCTAAGATTAGTACCGGTTGATAATACTGAAGACAAACGTTTAGTCTTGTCTACGTCCTTGCCAGTTATTATATCGAAAGTCTAGTTAAAATGTCCTTCTTTAGTAACTTTATATCTCTTAGTTTTTTTACGTTTCCACTTATAATAAGCAGGGTCTCCTGTAAAGCATTTCTCTACTTCCATAATAGAAATAGCCTAATTAGCTACATGTGATCCAATTATAGAGAATAATATATCTTGATTTTTAAGATCAGCCTATTCAGAAGTATACAACTTATTATCTACTTGGGACTCATAATAGCCCAATATATTGTTAGGTATTAGTTTATTAACATACTATCCGTTTGAATATCCTAGTATACCTCTTCTGACAAGAGCTCGCATCTCCCTCTAAGTAGCATGCAATAACAAATGATTTATTGCAGAGAATATAGGAGCATCAGGTTCTATGACTTCTTTAGAATTAGGTTTTGGTGTACCTAGTAGCAATACCTTCAAATCCGACAAATACTTCTGAACTTCCTCTGTAGTACCATATTGTTCTAATCTAGCCAGATCTTGGTTAATGTTTACGACATCTTCACCTAGTCTTAATTTAGTAAAATACCTGAATCTACCTCCGTTGCCAGTATGATCCATCTTACCATTCTTGATCTTTCCGTGATAATTATCTACTCTTAAAGTAGGATGTTGCGCAATATAGTCTTTTTTCTAGAAATAATCCCATACAGCATTAAACTCATCTAACCAGTAATTAGCAAATATGTTAAGAGTACCTTGACTAAATCTTCTTTCTCCTATATAAGTAGAATTTTCAGCTGTTAGATCTTCTCCAACAATAGCTGCATAATTAGCTTCTCCTTCATCAGTATATTTACTAGTAAGAACATCTTTTACCATTTTGATACCTGATATACTATACCAAGTCTTCTTATCAGACATAGTAGGTAATATTATTCTATCGTTAAAAGTAAGAGTAAGCTTGGCGATATAATCTTCAACAGGAGTAATGCCGAAATAATCTCTACTAGATTCATCTATATTCAGTGCTAAGAAAGTGTGCAATTTAAATTTAGTATTCTTGGCATTAGCTATCAAACTATGCGTAGAGAATGGAGTACTTAATATCTATTGTTTCTTACCGTTAGCATCTTGATTAATATTACGTATTTGATCTGTCATATAGTTATTCTCACTAATAGGATAAATCAATGCACCATCTGCTCCAACAACACTAAATTCTTGAGGAGAAGGATGTACTTTACCATATGATATTGCCATAACAGCTATCTAACTGTTAGAATTTCTACCAAATGTAAACATTCTATCTAAAGTTCTAGAGTATCCACCACCTGATGTAGATTTTACACCTATATCTTTAGTTTCAGACAGTTTAATTAAAGTAGCTAAAGTACCTTCATTAAATCTCTCTGTCTTACTAACTCCAGTACTCTTCCAGAAATTATATAGCTTATCAAATTCGGTAGCTCCGACATAGAAGTTATTAAGCATATAGTCTAATGCTAAGTTATCCATAGGAATAGATAAAGCATTGAATACATCCAATAAAGTATCCTTTATTTCCTATATCTTAGTATCATCTACCGGTTTACCTTTCTTTATTCTATCACTTACTATTTTAAAAGTAGAACTTAATTTACCTCTTCTATCTTTTAAGAATTTAGCAAACTCTGGTTTGATATAAGGTCTACCGCTATCTGTTCTATCTATAGCATCAGATGCGAAGAACATGCCAGACCATCTAGCAGGAAGTCTACCTACTTTACGTAAATTATCACTATCTTCTACAACCCAATTAAATTTACTTAAGTTGGATTGTATTTCACTAGCTATTTCATCTTCAGACTTACCCCTTGTATTTACTTTAGGATGTTTAGTAGTAATAGTGTCTAATTGCACTTTAGAACTCTTTATAGTTATCTCTAACTAAGTTTTAGTATTATCAGATATAGGTGCTTCTTCCGAAGTAAGAATATCGTATAAAGATTTAAAGAAAGGAATAGTATTACCTAAATTAGCACTTCTATCTATTATATCCTGATACTTATCTATATCCCATAAGTTCTCCATAATCTGATTCCATACGAAATTGAAATCTTCAGTTACAGGGAGTTGGAACATATCATCATGTACAGGGAATAACTCTTTAGTAATAACACCATTTTCTTCATTTTCAACGAATTGGTATTCATACTTAGGTATAGAGTAGAAGAATAATTTAGCTCTAAAGCTAACGTTATCTTTCTTACTTACTTCACCCTGATTCTTATCCCAATTGTTTTCAGGCTGCTCTCCAGTCTCTACTTTTAATCTAGATTCTTCTTCGTTATCTACTTTTTCTACCTCTCTAATACCTAATTGTTCTATTTTTTTACGTACATATCTAGTAAAAATATCCTTATTATTAACTATATCTTGAGCAATATCTACATATTCGTCAGATATCCAACCAAAGTCTATATTCTATTGTAATCTGTCAAATAACAAAGAAGTGTTAAGATTATGAACATCCTCTATGGTTCTAATATTAAATATAGATAACGCTCCACTAGTAAGAGAATTAACAGCATGATAGAACACATCTGGGTCAGTTATATGAGGTAATTTAGCTTCTTCTTCCTTTGATAAACCAGGTATATAATAAGATAGACCTTCTGGTTTACGGCTATAGAAATCTTCTAATGCTTGCTTAGAGGATTTATAATCCTTAAACTAACCGTCATTTATACTCTTGAAAAAAGCTCTGATTATATTTCTATGAGAATTCCAGAAGTATAAGGTATTATATATCTTCTTAAAGATTCTAATAACATTATATAATAAACCTTTACCGTTTTGGTCCTTAGCATAATTACGGAATTCTTCAGCAAGCGCTTCCTCTGCTTCATCTTGAGTAAGATTTCTAGCACTTTTTTTAGATTTAGAATATTCTTGATATAACTTAGCTCTCTATTGTTCACTTAATAGCATTTGAGTTACATAGTGGAATGCTTCGTGATATTCTACACCTGCACCAGATTGTCTAGATAAAGATATACGAGGTATTAATTCGTTAGAAAGCGCATCCATTACTACACTAAACAAACCATATGCTTCTTCATTAGCTCCAAACTTAATCATTTGGTCTGTTACTAATATTTGATCGCTATCTATACCTAACTTATCAAATAACCATTTCTTAGCAGAGTCTTCATTGAACTTACCTCTACCTTTAATAGTTGATTTGAGACCACCTAAGAACTTAATTGGAGTAAGAGTAACCTCTCTTTTACCAGTTTTAGGGTTAAGTACAATACCCCATTTAAGGTATTGACTTTCCTTCATGCCATTATTAGGTATACTTAAATCGTATTTCTCAAGATTCTCAGGAGTAGCTCTTTCAGCAATTACAACTTTCTTACCACTAGCAGTCTTAGCTTGAGAAGGTTTACTTACATCTTCTATTACTTTATCTTGAGTATTAACAGTAGGTTTAGGTTTATCTTGTTGTTTCTATAATTCTTCTCTATTTATTGCAGCATCATCTGCATATATAAATGGAGCATAAAATGCATGTTCACCTAAATCTGTCTTTAATATTCCATTATTAATAGCCCAAGTAATTACTAGAGGGGAATCAGATACTTTTACAGCTTTGCCATCTTCAAAAGTATATCCTATTTCTTTTAAGGAGAATGTTAGGTCTTTGGAAAATATTGGTATTCTACTGTTTTCATCTTTTACTAAGTTAGGTGAGCTGTTAGCTATAGATACAATTAAGTCTATGAATTCTTGAGGAAACTAAGACATTAAGATATCCTTATCCGTGTTCCAGTGTATATTCTACGAAATCTAAAAAACGATTCTCTTTTTCTCAAAATCTGTTAAACTAGCTAAGTTAGTAAACTATGTACTGAATCTTTTTTCAGTTCTAGGACCATCCTGGGTCTACACTACAGCATCTTCACTATAATATCCATTAACAAAAAATCTATTTCCTTTGTCATCATTATATATGCCAAGTTGTTTCCTTACTAAGAAATTATATTTAACTTTTTCAACACCTTCTAAACCATTAGTAAACGTATTAGATCCACTATTTGCCAATAAAGATAGTAAAAAAGAATCTATAATCTTAGCATTAGCTCCTCTAACAGATGTCTAGCCGGTAATAATATTAAATATTAATTCTGCAGTAGACGGCATAACAGGTTTACCCTGTTTATCTATATTCTGTGTACCATCTGCATTGAACGCTAATTTTACCTATTCCTAATCATTTACTCCTGGTATTCTATGTAATTCCTCAGATAACATAATAGGTAAAGTAGTAGTGCCAGAAGGAGTATTCTCAGGTTTAGGTATAAAGTATATTTTACCAGCATAACCTACACCTTGTGTTTCAGTCTTATCTCTAGTAAACATATCGTCTATGGAGAAAGGATCAACGCCAAATGGACCAGTACCATATCCAAACTGAATATCGCCACTAGTTATTTGTTCAGACATAGCAATAGCATCTTCAGTTATACCAAAATCACTTACCTATGTTAATTTTCTAAATTTAGGTAATCCCGCTTCATCCGACTAGTTATCTAACTAACCGTTACTTATTCTTAATCCTATAGGTTTAACATGCTTCTTAGCAGTTAGTGGTAATGTTTTAGTAGTAGAATATTCTGGAGCGTAAGCTTTGATTATCTTAGCTCTTAACTCTCTTAACTTCTATACTTGTTCATCTATTTCATCCTAAGTCATCTCCGTATCTCTCATACGGTCATAAAGACTTTGATTAATAGCTCTTACAGACGCGTTATACAACTTACCATCTTTCTCTATCATTACATGTATTGCTAAATTATCTATAGCGCTATCAAACGACATATCGTGTTTGAAAGAAGTAACAACATAATATACATCGTCTGCAGTAGATAACCATCCTGGAATAGACAAATTCTTAGCTAACTCGCTACCAGGTCTTCTGTCAACTTTGCCTCCATTCTTACCTATAAACTTTACTGGTTTACCAAACACAGTAATAGGCATAACTTCATCCGTATTAGGTTGAAAAAAGAAAGTATTGGCTATATGTAATCTTCTAAATTTCTTCCTAGCAGCTACCCAACCATTAGACGCTCTATTATAATGTGCAGAAGGTCCTTGTAATCTAGAATCGAAATCATAAGCTTCCTCAAAAGCAGCCTATTCTAATATATCTTGATCACTTACAGGTATACCATTTTCGGGATTGCCATCTGGTACATATACTAACTCATTATTCTAGGCGTCATAAAAAATTTCATCAGATTTAGGAGTATCCTCTATTTCTGTAATGTTTACTGGATTTTCTATTTGAGGATTAATATCTGAAGCTAAAGGAGTATCCTCTATTTCTGTTACTTTAGGCTATTCTGAAGAACCTTCCTCTTCATCCTATACTGATTCTTCAGAAGGAGTGAATTGAGCGTCATCTACTTCCTCTGACTATTGTTGAGATTCTTCGATAGTAGAATCATCTGTTTGTTGCTCTTCTACTTCCTCAGCTATATCTGTAGGTACTACAGATGTTATTTCTTCAGCAGGATTCTGCATCTGTACTTCATCTTCTATCTATTGATCAGTACTATTAACTGCATCCATTTCTACTTCAGATTCTACCTAGTCTACACTTACTCTGTCTTGTAGTGGAGATCCCTCTATAGCTTCCTCTAACAGACCTAACTAATTTTCAAGGCTGTTTATCTCTTGTTCAGCCATTTGAATTTCAGGGAGAGTAACCTCTTCCGCTTCATCTATAGGAGTTGTTTGGGGTGTTTTTGTTTCAGTGTTTGGAGTACCTTCCTATATGTCCTATAAATTACCAGTATCTTCAGCTATTTCTTCTCTACTTACTTGTTCTTGATTTTTCTTACGCTGTAAATCTTTCTGGATAACAGACATAGCTCTCTTGCGCTGTACTAAATCCTAGTCAGCCAATTTATCGTCTCTATTCCACTCTTCATTTATAGAATTATCATGATCCTATATAATCTAATCAGAAGTTCTAGTCTTACCGTTGATCTTGTCTGCCTACATCTCAATAGTAAGTATTTGCTTCTACTGTTCTTCAGTAAGATTATTATAAGTAGGTTTATACAAACTAGTATCACCTACATATTTTCCAGTAGTGTACGCTAAAGCATGAGAGAATAAATCAGCTCTTGCCCCATCATTAACATACTTACTTATAGTAGCTACAGATAATTGATCTACAAAAGGAACAGATAATCCAAGATCCATTACCTGTTCTCCTACTTCTTCTCCTAAGAATCTCTATATGACTGGTTTACGTTCTTTTATCTGAGACTCTACATACTTTATAATACCAGATATACCGTCTACATTTACATCTAGATTTTTGTCATCTCTAAGTCTTTGTAAATCTTGCTTTCTAGAATTAAGTTCATCTCTAAGAGTAAGTAAGTCATTGTAATCCTGAATAGCGACCATTCTACCCATGAATTCATTTGCATACTCTTCTTCAGATAGTACATTCCTTTCACCTAATAGTTGATCTACATAGTCAGACAATTCTTTCTTGCTTTTAAAAGTAATATCAGATGCAGGCAAATCATTCACTATCTGCCTTCTTGTATCACTGCGCTTTTTATCATAGCGAGCTAAATAATCAGAATAATGTTGCTTTATTTCTTCTTTCAGATCGCTATCTTCTTTTATCTTCTGAATAATGCTTTCAATTTCTTTAGTAGAAGATTCTGATGCTTCGTTAGCATCCTTTAATCTGTCTTGAACATATATTGCATTTTTTACTACAGATACAAAATCGTTACCATTTATTCCTAGTTCATCAGTTATACTACGTAAAGACTTATTATTAGATAATCTTTCTATATTGTTTACTAATCTTATGTCTTCATCAATCATTTCATTAGTAACACCTTCAGGTTTAAAGTTGTCCTTAAGCGTTTCTAAGTTATTAATTATTCTAGAATAACCTTTTCTTCCATCAGAACTAGCAGCATTCATAAACTGCTCTACTTTGTTTTGTCTTTCGGCATTACCGTATCCATCGGCAATATATCCTCTAAGATTACTATCTGTAAGATACTGAGCAGTGGCACTATATACATCAGGTGAACTAAATGCTCCAGACATAAACAACCCAGTAAATCCACCTATATCCATAGATTTACGTAAATCAGCATCGCCATTCAAATTCTCATCTGGGTGAATACCATAATATGCCATATGAGCTTCTCCTGCTAATTTTAACGCATTAGCAGCCCCCTACAATAGACTATAATCTCCGGCATTATCATAATTACCAGTTCTATAGTAATTACTTACTACTCCTTGCTGACCTTCTTCTGTCTTTTCCATGAAGTAAGAAACACCTAACTTCTTACCAATGTTAGTAAGATTACTTATAGCATTATATGCTCTACTTTTACCTCCAGGAGTTTTCCAAGCTTTATCTACAGCTCTAGCAATAGTACGATCTATGATACCATCAGCTGCTGCATATAAATCGTCTTTACGTAATCTATCAGTTACAGCAGTTTCTAAGTTAGATGATATACTACGATTACCTACAGCTCTTTTAGTAGCTTTCTGTAAACCAAAGTAGTTCTTCATATATGAACCACCAAACATAAACATACCTTCAGCTAAGTCAGATAACATTAAAGCTTGATTAGTCTATCTAACTACATCTAGACCTTTTTGAGAATCATTTACTAGCTAATTAAAATTAGCGTCGGGAGTAATTATATTCTGTGATAAAGCGTTTTCTAATACTTCATAATCTGTCATTTCAGAAGTATCAAAGCCTCTAGCTTTCAACTGCTCATCGGCAGATTGTATTACACTAGGTAAATTAATTCTCATCTAATCTGCACCTTCTAGCACTCTCTGCTTAAACGAATCAAATACTTCAGCTTGAGTTTCTGAATTACGAGTGTAATTAGTAATAGCGGCTTGTGTAGCTAATTCTGCTGCACCTATTAACAATGGAGCAGTACCACCAGAACCTGCAGCTATAACAGCCTTAGATGCCCATTTAGCAGCCATACTAGTACCAAATTGTCCTAACATGGCTCCAAATTCAGAATAACTAGTACCTAATTCTGGCAATGCGTAAATCCAAGATTCTGGGTTGAACGCAGATATTTGATTACTCTCTTGCTTTTCTCTAAACTCAGCAGATATTTTACTTGGGGCATACAACCAATTACCGTGTTTTAAAGTATGTATCATACTTTGTATCTACTGATTTTTATCAGCTAAACGAGAACTTACAACCTTTTCAGCATTATTAAGCTATTCAATCTGCTTTGCTAGATTGCTACTTTGGTTTTTACTACTCCACATATAGTCTATCTAATCTGGAGATAGTTGATGAGTTCTTCCAAATACTGCATTATTTATACCGTCATTAGCTAATAAGTGTTTAAAGTTATTACCAGGATTAATATCGTACATATAATCCTCTGCCAACCAGTCAAAACTATAATATTTCCACAAATCCGCAATAGAACTAAACTTATCAGTACTAAATAGCTTGCCTGGTCTAGTTTCATAGAATATATCCTATAGATAAGGGTTAGTCCTAGCTAAGTCTTTTAAACCCGGCTAACGATATATAACATTACCACTCTGATCTAATTGATTTACTCCATTCTCTATGTTCCTAATACTGTCCTATAATTCAATTATTCTATTCTGTGCTGCTTGAATTTGTATAGGAGTCCAATCTGTTGCAGTATTAATATTTCTCTACAGATTAACAAGTTCTTGCTTGCTTAATAGATAATTCTTAGCTAAATTAATAGAATTCAGATAATTAGCTTCTCCTTCTCTGACTTCATTCTATAATCTACTTAACTTGGATTGATCCTTTTTCTCCATAAAACTACGATATACATCTAAAGCTTTAATGTTTCCATCCTTAGTTACTTCGTTATTGTAGTTTATATCGCTTTCTCTGTCTTCCAACTTTCTTTGGTAATAGTCTGACCTAGAATCGTAAGAATACCCATAATCACCTTGTAAGGTGTATTTAGGGTATTCGCTAACGATACTACTTTCTGTATCTTTACCTAGAGTATAGTTCTATTGTCTACTCATAATATTATTTTAAATGTAATCTGTATTTTTCAGATTGAGCTTGCAGCATATCTCTAACATCTTGTCCTAATTTTCTTCTATTTGCATGCAAAGCATCATTCTCAACTGCCTCTAAACCTTGTCTTGGTACAACTGTACTTACTGGAATTCTTAAGTATGTACCTTGTTTAAGAGCTGTATTAACTGAAGTTCTAGTTTCACCATAATCATTAGTTGATTCAGTTACTCTTACCTGATCTTCATTTAGATTCACCCAGTCTCCTTGTACTTCTGCTAAATCTTTAGCATTATATTTACCATTATCTATATCTGATTTAGGTATGAAGATATATTTATTGTGGAAAATATTTGAACCATCTGTGGTAATATTCGGAGTACCAGCTACTAAGAAGTTTTTAAACTATCCAGATTCTAAGTCTTCTTGCAGTTTACTGCTACTTCCAATCTATCTGTCCATTAAATTCTCTGCAAGACGTTTCCTAAGTAAGAACTCAGAGGAAGAGTTACCGACTCTCCATCCTTGAGAGGTCATTTTACCAGTTTGAGTTCCTTGTGCAGTTAATATCTCGTTTGCTTCTGCTCCTATACCACTACTTAAAGTTCCAATAACATCGTTAATAGCACTATTTAAACTATTATTAGTTTTAGCACTAAGAACAAATATGTCGTTCAATTTTTTTCTAGCGTCTTGAACTGTAGGGGCATCTTTCAATGCGTTATCAAAGGTATTATTTGCTGTTATTTCCAATTGATCTGTAAGATTGAGAAGACCTCTTTGCTATTCTTCCTAACCTGGATTTCTTCTAGCTAAAGCTACAGACAATGGATCGCGTTGAACAGAATCCCAAGTAAACTCTCTGCCTGCCGTGATAATCTATCTATTGAGTTCTTCTACTGCTGCTTCATCACTAATACCAGGGTTCTGTAATTTAATGATTTGCAGATTTTGTGCGTAATGCGGTGAAGTAACAATACTAGACCAGTTCTGTCTCAGTTGAGCATCGGTATCTTCATCTGCTACACCAGTGTACAACAAACCATTTTTACTACCGAGATATCTTCCCTTAAGGTTATCTACAAACGGTTTAACCATATCTACTGTAGACTTATAAGCTAATGGTGAAACATCATTGAATATACCTATGCCAGTTGTGTCATAATTAGTGAAATCTACATCATGTAGTAACGGATTATAACCACCGCGCAACATAAGTTCTTGATTGGCTTTCTATCTAGCTAACATTCCTTCTCTACTTTGCTTCAATTCTGATAACGTTGAATAATCTATATTATTGAGTATACTCTGTAGATTTGCTCTGTTAGCAGCATCTTTTAAATAATCTGGGTTGCTAACCATCTAATTAATAGCTCCCTATATATCTTGTCTATTTGTAGTTAAGTTATACCAACGTTTTGTATCAATGTCAGAAGGAGACGTAAATTCACCAAATTTCTATAACTATGCTCCAAACTACTAAGCCGCCTAGTCTACTGCTTCCTTCTAAGTTGCACCTATTCTATATAAGTTACTAAAATCTATAGGTACGTATGTATTCAGTATTGGAGCTTCAGCAGCTCTGTCAAATCTATTAGCCTACATAACTACCTCCCTTTCTTAAATACTTATTAAAATTGCTTAGACTTTGAGAAGTAAACCCAGACTGTAAGAATGGGGCATATAATTCCATCATCGCATCGTCCCTATTTCTCTGATTACGCATAAGCTGTCTGTTCTGTGCCCATTGACTAAATTGACTAGTTCCAGTTCTTCTAATGTTCCTAGTATTAGCTCTATTTTGAGCATTAGCCTCATTAGCGATGTTAACAGCATTAACATACTGTTGTCCTAAACTGTTCATAGTGTTAGCATAGTCTCCTAAGTATTGATTATTAACATTACTTTCTTGACTTCTAAGACTTGCAATAGCTCTGTCTGTATTAACAGCACTTTGTAGTCTATATGCCAGATTAGCACCAGTATTAGTATTCATTTGCCCTACATTGTAATTGCCTATAGCTCTATTTCTGGTAATATCTTCTACAGCAGGATTAACGTTAAAACGTCTACCACGCATAGTTCTACTAATAGCGTTGGAATAGGGATTAGTTACAGTATTAACTCCTTTTTCATTTTTAGTAAACATATTAGACATAATTGGAGATAACGTTGCTACCTAAGTGTATACATCATCTATAATACCAGAGTAGTCTCTGTTAGAAGTAGTTAGATTACTTCTTGGTATTCTAGTATTGGTTATTATATCTTGTGGAGTAGTAGGTATTGTATAATCGTCTATAAAATAATCTAAAGGTTCTACTAATTCTAAACTTTCTTTTTTAGACCCACCAGACTCAAAAGCTTCAACATTTTTAGTCTTATCTTTAATTCCTCTTTTAGCCTTTAACTGCTCTTGAAGCTCAAACAACTAATCGTGAATCATCTTATTGTTTCTATCATTAAGCATGTTAGAATTTTCAGCAAATTTGTCTTTGCCCTTACTCTTTCTATTTGTAATCATTTGTTTTCCTAATTCTGAAAATGTTTTCTTAGTTCCAGGTACTTTTAGTGTGTTACTAAGTATACGACTACCTTCTGGTATTGATACTAAATTACTATCCAAAGGTTGACCCATTTCAGGTACTTGATTAATACTACCATCTGGAGTCTGAATCAACTCTCCATCATCTACATAAGCTAATGAAGAAGGAACCATACCACCGTCTGCAAACGTGTTAGTATCCATATCTCCATATTCTAATCCGTATCTATTCTCTAAATCATTAGTACCTTGTACAGCTGCTCTGTTATTATAAGCATTCATTTTAATACGTCTACGCTCTCTACGTAAACCTTTATTGCCTATAGCTCCCATAATTCCAGTACCCAAAGTACCTTCATTATAATCTGTAAAGCTAGACATAGATGCCTCTTCACCCTTACTACCTATAGCTCCAATACCAGCACCAACAATAGCTCCAACAGGACCTCCTACAGTGAAACCCATAGCAGCTCCTTTACCTATGTTAGCTACCGATTGCATAGCTGCTTCTCCACCACTTGTTGCAGTAGATCTCTTAAAGGGATTAGATAATAAATCTACAGCATCACCTGCCATTCCTACCATATTGCCCATATTCATGCCAGCTCCCATACCTTTCGTAGGCATATTAGGTACGTTAGGTGTAGGAGCATTATTTATAGAAGACTATAATGGATTGTACGCTACCCCGTTATTATATGCTACTAAACCCGCCATCTCTGAATTAGTGGCAGTACCATAAGCAGCTGCAGGTATCTTTATTTTTCTTTTCTTTTTCATATTAAATTAATGAATATCTATAAGTAGTTGTAATTTGTGGTATTTCAAAGGTATGTTCATTAAGACTATCTATATCATAATCACATATCATATATTTACCCCTCATCCTAGCAGGCAATGACAGTTCGTCTTCATTCTTATCTGCTCTAGGAACTGGAATTCTATAAGTATCTTCCCTGTAATCCATACCAGTAGTATAATCCGGAATAGCGTTAGTATGTTGATCTTTAGTATAGAAGTCTATGCTCTTTATTATCCCATCTGTGATATTATTTCCTGCCTCATCCTTGAAATGACCTTGAAGTCTAACATTATCAAATACTTTAGTATAAGGCATATCTTTGTTAATTACAATGGTTAACTTAGCATCCTTATCAATAGATTCTAATCCTTTTATATCCTTATTATTTATAGTATAAAAGTTCATATCCTTCATTGTTACACACCTATTTGACAATGGTAACGACCATTGAGGGGCAAAAGTATAGAAAGATGTAAAACGTCCAATCTACTCATTGAATATTAAAGACTTATCTAATAACCTAAACCATACTTCATTATACTTCTTATCAAATAATGAGGTAACGTAACCTTTCTTTCTATTAGTTAGATTACTATTTAGGTATGATTGTACTTGCTTCTCCTTAGATATCTGACTTACAGCTCCAGAATAACTACATATTTCATTTTTATCATAATCATACCAATAAAGTACATTGTCAGAATTTACTATACTTCTATCGTTTATAACAGAATCTCCATTAGTATTAGTAATATAGTCATACCTACTTAGAATACCACCAGTACCTAATACAAGTTGATTGGCATTATCATCAGTAACTAACGATCTCTCATTGACAGATGCTATACCAACTCCAGTATCTTGGAAATAGAACAGCCTATCCTTAAATACTTTAAGATTGCTGATATCACCCCATTGATTATCTACATCTAAGTAATCAGCAACCTTGAATTTACTCCAGGAATCTATTACTTCGTTGTTAGTCTTAACTTGAGAACTTAGTATTCTATTAGGTATAGTTATATTAATTCTTTCTCCATACTCATTGATATAATAATGTTCAGCATATATAGAACTAGGCACATACTTCTTAGTAGTCTACTATGTAGAGTATACAGAGTTATATACGTAGTAAGGTCTATCCTATGCATGATACACACCTTTCTGAGTAGGCTCTAACTGCATATGGGAATCGATGTAATTATCACTAGTATAGGTTCTATGAGCCATGCTGCCATTAAACAAGTTCATATTTATACTAGATTCAAACGGTATATAAGCTCCCATATACCTTCTTCTGTACTGTGCATCTTCTTCATCGTTAGCCTAGAAAGTAAACATATTAGCGTAATCTAATACATTCAAGAAGGTATCTCCTCCATATACATAACATGAACCAGAGTTCTTATAAGCATTAGTAGTTATGTATACAGAATTCTATCTAGATGCATACGTATTACCACCATATGGAGCTGTTATGCTTCTTTTAACATTAAATACTGGTAATGCATTAATAGAATGTAATTCATTAAAGTTAGGATCCAATACTCCACTAAATCTACTATTGTACTTATCTAAGTTCTCTGTCTATATAATTATACATGGTCCAGCTGCACCAAGTGTTACCTATTGATTATTTGTATCAAAATTAGACATGGCATAGTTAGTATAAGTTCTTTCTCCAACAGTAACTCTATAAGGAGTTACATCATGATAAGCATTATATGGTATATCTGACGGATATCTTGCATCTCTAATTGGGATGTTTACAGCTGTATTAGCTGTATTCTTATATTTAGGGTAGTAGTACTTTGCTATACTAGCATTATACGGAATAGGATTCCAGTCTTTATCAGTACACTGTAAATCCATTGTAAGTTCTCCGTCTTCTCTAAATACAAAGTCACTCCAATTAGATACCTATTTAATGCTGCCATTATACTGTAATACTCTATCTGCCTGTGCAAAAGTATAGGCTAACTAACTCTCAGGTAAGCCTTTTCTATTTACTCCTGTAGGAGCAATAGGAGACATATATGTACATATAGGATCTAAGTATGTAGAATCTTTGAAATACTTTTCAAAATCTGCCTAAGCTACACATATCTCAGGGGATATTATTCGTAAATAGTTTTCTACATAAGTAGGTTTAGGAACCTTATCGGTCTTCTAATAAAACCTAATATAGTCTTTACCTGCTACAGTATTGTTTCCATAAGTCCACGTTTTAATGTTCTCCTTATGATAAGTAAGCATATAAGCTGGACGCATCTCTATAGAACTATCTAACTCACTACCGTGACCAGCGTCGGAGTCTTCCTGAATTCTATATTCGTATAAATTGCTACCAACACATTGAGTGATAATAGATCTGTCTAGTTCTGTTCTATCACATCTTACTATTTCATAGGCTACTGTACCTTCAGGTTTATCTTTAACTGTAAATCTAATACCTAAAGCTTGACCAATCAAAGTATTATCCTAATATACAAACGGAGGGATCTAGTCAGCATGAGGCATCTTAATATCACCTATCCAGTATACTGGAGACGGTATCATCTTATTATTATAGAATACGATACCAAAACGATACACCTCATCTCTTTGATAACCTTTAAAATAAGCAGATATATAAGGGTCAGCATAATTTGGTATTCTAGTCTGTGTACCAGATTGATTAAATGAAATTGCACCAGTAGTAGAAGTACCTACATTAGTAGCGGACACACTATTCATAATTCTACTTCTAACATTCATAGAAGTATTATGATCTAGTTTAAGCTACTTCTACTTCTCACTAAGTTCTATAGGTATAGTACAGAAATTATACTCTATGTTAGTACCATAACCTCCTAGTACATTATTATCATTTACCTTCTTACCGTATATGTATCTAACATCTTCTGAAGTATTAGAGTACTCCATACTATTATATGGGTTTATACAGTCATGGTTATATGGTACTGTGGTTAAATCAGAATCAGTAGTTATTGTTAACTTACTTGAAGTATTTGCTGATTCTAATACTCCAACTCCATATTGATTGAATCTATACGCTCTTGCATCGAATTCTCCTGGATCCCATGTATTATCCTAAATATTGGCTGCAAACAACCTATTATCCATTTTAGCTAAGGTATTAGCTATAAATTGATATCCAGTTAATGCGTTAAATTCCTCTAAACTCAGTTCACTCAACACAGAGTTACCACTATCTACATAGTGTAGCTCTTTCTAGTCCTTGGTAATATCTAATTCATCTACTATAATTATCTTGGCTATTTGACTATTATCATTATATCTTATACTGATAATTCTTGCTCTTTGAAAGTCTTTTACAGTTATAGGAGCAGATAGGTTACACGCTTTGCCAGAAGATGTATCAGGATAAGAGCCTTCATACTTCTAACTGTCTTGATTAGTACTACTCTAAGTTAAATGTATCATTTGACTCAAAGGAGACGTAACAGTTTCTGTACCATGCACATTGAATAATTGATAACAGTACTATACTACACCAGTAGGCAAATTACCAAAACTTAAATCATTAACCTATGGTGGAGGTAGTTCTGCAGAAGGAGTCATATCAATAGCTTCAGGATTTATGATATTACCTTCATCATCTACTAAGTCAGAACCTTCAGAGTACTTCTGATCCATTATATTAAGTATCTTAATAGGACTCTCTCCATCAGTAAAGTATATCTTTATATTCTTTTCAGATTCATAATTACATACGATACTTATATTAGGATGTTTTTCTATATTTTCTGATAACTTTAGATCACCTTGACATACTACTTGTATAGTAAGCATATTAGTATCAAAACCAGATATCCTATATACTCTATTATACCCATTAGACATCTTGGTTATTACTACACCGTATTGATCTATTGTAGCAGTACCTATCACTATCTCATCTTTGTATAAAGAATTCCAGTACTTCCTTACACATTCTATATTCTATAGTACACCCGTAGTACCACCATCATTAGTAATGACACGCACATTCTCAGCATAGCGATACTGCTCACTAGGGAGTAAATTGACATCTGTATCCAGATTCATACCCCCATTAAATGTATTTACTTGTGCTGTATTACTTATCATCTGTTCTAATTATATATAATTTGTTCATCTCCAGTAGTAGAGAAGAATAAATCGTGGTCATCAATTTCTGGATATAACTTATTCCAGTCATTCTTAATACTCTCTATATCATCTACTCCAGGTATCATAGCTTCTGCATATGCTTGCTTACGATAGAAGTTATAAGAGTTACGTATATCATAGTAGTCTCCTTGACTTATTTCTCCTTTTAATTTCTTAGGATACATAAGTTTCATGGTAACATACCAGTAAATAGCTTCTTTATAAGATTCTAAATCTGGTATCATGGGCATTGAATCTTCATCAGTATATATAGCATAGTACTATATTTTAACAAAACCCATAGGAACATTAGTATTAATAAATCCAGGTTTTGTAGTATACTGTAGATCATTACTGAACATTGTAGAATCCGCATGTCCCATTGCACCACCAACATACTTACCATTAATAGTAGGAGTAGTGGATTGATTTATCAATGCGGCTAAAGTCTAACGTAAACTAGTATCTTCATTTAGTTTATCTAATGCTTCTCTATCTGTAGTAAGATTAAACATATTCTTTACCAAAGGTAGCATGGCTGCATCTTTCACAAACATCTTAGGTCTACGTCTGCCACAGCATTTATCATGATCAACACCAAAACTTGATGTAGACTTCCTCATAGGCATCCACCCGCCACAGTTCTATGTAGAGAAAGCAACCTACCCTAACTTATAAAGGTCGCAAGGCAACGCAGCTTGATGTCCTATAACTGGTAGTATTGCAGTCTTATTATCGTACTACTGAACAGCTCCTATCTTTAATACTCCCTCCATTATCCATTCACGGATATCTGTTATACGGATCTAGTCTTCTCTAAGATCCAGATCTGCTATTACTTTAGCAACTATAGTTGCTGAACTAATCATTCGATTATTTATCATACTTCTGGATAGTCTTTTTCTTTGTTAAAAATCAGTTTGGCTAAATCCCTTTTATTCTACCTTGATGCCACAAATTGATACTTAGTTTTATTTGTAAGTAAACAGCCCTTCTTACTCCAAAAAAATCTGTATTTGTAATAATTACTATGGGCGTTAAGCAGATATACAGGCTTACCAGTTTCTCTAGTAGCCTTCCAATCCCACCTAAGACTCTTACCTGTAAATTCTTTAGGCTAATGTTTTACTATCTACAAAGTACCAAGCCTACAAGGAAGTTTTACCTCTTTACAGTCTAACATGATAGAGTCTCTGATATATTTAAAGTAATCTGTAAGTATTGCTTTAAATGTCTTCAAGTCTATGTCATACTAAGTACCCTACTCTATATAGTTTTTATAGTTAATATAGAAGTCTGCCATAGTGTAGCATTTTCTGTTATATTCCAATCTCTCTTTCATTACTTAGTAGCATATCTATTCTGCGTATCATCGTGCGCATTATTAGTATCGTCACTAGGCATTGCTAGCATTATTCTCAACTCTCTTTCCATTATCATCTATGTGATAGTTGGTATCATTGCAGCAGGTATAGGGAAGTCGCTGTCTGGATCAAAACATGCGTTTAATTCTGTAGGGTCTTCGGCTATAACATCTACACTTATGTACTCTAACTAATTAGAGTCTCCTTCTACATATACTTTATTATTTTTCACCCAAGCAATGTAGTCTTTACAAGTAGCTTTTCTATACTTCTGTAGTTTAGCCTTAGTGTGACTACCTAACTAAATAATGTTTCCAAACATATCCCTTACTGCTATAACACCAGGTCTAAAGTTAAAGTCTATTAACTTTGGTAATTCCCTATCACCTACATATGTAAAGTGTCCTGGACTGTTCTCTTCTCTATCCAAGTGAATAGGTTCTATAGTAGTAAGATAGAGTTCATTGACATCTCTACCTTTATCTATATCTTGCTTTATTAACATAGCTCGATATGATAATATCCATTTTTCTATTTGTGCTCTACTTAAATGCTCAGACTCTGCAATATTGTTATTGCGAGCAATTAGTAGAACATTATCAACCATTTCATTTAATGTCATATTATATAATATCTTTATAACGTTATAACCTATTTTAACGCATTTTAAGGCGTTTAGAGACACTTTCTTTTTTAGCTAGTACAATCCTTAATATAACTAATAGCCTTTCTTACAGAGGCTTAAAATAAAAAAGGTTGATCTTATTGATCAACCTTATTCATAGCATCCTTCATATCCTAAGGTAGCATGTTCTTCATTGGTTCAGGAACCATCTAATTAGCTTTCCTTATGATACTCTTCAATTCTCTAACTTCTCTTTGGAGTTCCGATATCTTCGGATCTTCTTTAGGAGCTTCTGTTCCAACTCCTAGCTTATCTAACAGTGACTAACATTTAGCCATCTCTTCATCGCATTTGGCGATTGTTTCTTTTCTCTGTTTATACGTTTCGTATTGGTTACGTATAATACCAATTATTTCCTACTTGTCTGTAGATATAGTAAGACCTATTTGACTATCTGTAATAACCGATTTATTTTCGGGTATTGTGAACTTCTTAGTTTCACCATTACATTGAATAGTTATATCTACAACCCTTTTGCGCTATTGGTTTGGCATTGGGAATTGACCAGGAGGAAGCGGTTCTTCATATACATTACCAACCTAAGTAACAGAGCCTTCATTATACTCGGTAGTCTTTTTAAAAGTGCCAACCACCTCTATTATATATACTTTATCTCCTATGTTTAATTGATTGAATAGCATAAGTATAAGATTTTATAAGGGCTCAATTAAGAGCCCTTGATTTATATTAAGCAGCCGGTGTATTTGTTGCCGGAGCTACTATATGATTAACAGTCTAGAAAGTTCCATTACTCTTATTGTAATAGATTAAGTATCTATTACCAGTAGAAATTTCTTCTGTAACCATCTATTCACCAGAACCATTAAGTAATGCTCTAGCACCAGTTGAAGTGGTAGTAGACGTACTACTTACTTGGCTTGAAGATCTAGTAGGATCTATACTTACTAATGATCCTGCTGTAACAGTAGATGCTGGGGTATGAGATATATTAAGTAAGATCATACCTTCACATGGAAGTTGTCTCCATATTTTTGGGCATATACCATATACAACTGAATTGTTAGTAGTATCTGTAGTAACATATAAACTCTTCAAAGTAGGTATACCGAAGTTGTCTATTGTTCTTACTCTATTGCTATACGGATTAAAAGGATAAAACATATATTGCCTCCTTCCTTAATTAGCAACCACAACCACAACCGTCGTTGTAACCAAATCCATAACCAGTGTATCCACCGTTACATCCGAAAGGGTTACATGTCAGATAAGCAGGAACCGGACACGGTCTGATCTGATTTACGATATTAGCTGTTTGAGCCTACTGAGAAGCAGCGAACTGCAATGTTTGTTTGTCATCACGCAGAGCGTCAATCTTATTCTGCATTTCTCTCATTTCAAGCTGACAGAACTTGTCATTGATGATCTGAGTTTGTGCATCGATCTTAGAACCAAGGATATTGAACTTGGTAGCATTGTCCTGAATTAAGTTATTGAAACCACCAGTAATTGCATTCTGCAGAGTATTAGTCTGGTTATATACTGATAATTGATTTTCATAACCCATCTTAGTAATGTTGTTATTTACTCCGCTAATGGATTCTCTAACATCGCAGCAGCAGCTAGCCAACTGAGAAGCAAGAGTTGCATTACCAGAACCAATAGCGTTAATTACTTCACAACTAGCTAACTTAGTATCACAAGATACCTGACTTACACCAGCGTTAATTTGATTTAAAGCAGCTTGAACAGAATTAAGATCACAGTTCAAAGTGCTAGACAAAGTACTGATAGCCTCCTTGTTTCCATTAATAGCCTGCATAAGCAGATTAGTATTAGCATCAGTGTTCAGTTCAGAAGCCAAGCGGCTAGCTTCATTGTTACCACGACCAAAGCCGTTGCCACCGAAACCACCCCAGCAGAAGAAGATCAAAATGATCCAAATCCACCACCAGCCACCATTACCGCCCATGCCATTGTTGTTCATCATAGCCATAAGAGCTGCGGGGTCCATACTACCTTTATTAGCGTTCTGCATTAAAGCAGCAAGACCAGCATCGAAACCACGGTCTTGTACTATAATTCTATCTTCTAACATAATTGATTTAATTTAAAATTGATTTTTGATTAATATCTAACATAGCGAGTAGCTCTACTACGTCCATATTCTGTATAAGGATCATACTCTCTTTCTCTTTCTTTTTCAAAGAGTTTGTCGTATTCTTCACGTTCAACATCGTATCTGTTTCCATAAACTCTACGACCATACATACCTCCACGTCTACCACCTCTACGGTACAGACCAGCATGTTCATATTCGTCTTCATCGTCTTCTTCGTATTTACCACGTTTGGATACTTCCTCTTCGTAGCATTCCATTTCAGCATCTCTGATCTTATCACACATAACATAAATATAGTAATACCACATTTTGCCTTCTTCAATGTCTTTATCATTTAACCAGGCTTTAGCGAATTCTACAAAATTCTTAGTGCTATTAGAATTAGTGATGCTTAACATTACTTTATAGTAATCAGAATATACCATGTTGAGTGCAACAAACCAGTCATAACGATTAAACTTATGATTTAAGTTTATGCCGTGTTGATTTGCTAATGCAGTAGTTTCCTCGAGAGACCAATGAGCGCCACGTGTGCCATCCTCATTTTCCATTTTACTTACAGCTTTACGAGCTTTTTCCTCATTGAAATGAGGTCCGTGTTCCATCTCGTAAGCCTTTTCACGAAATATTCTATGCATATTATTATTGATTAATATTTATTTGA